GTTTCCATATTTTAAATACGAGCCGAGAAGCACAAATGTTGAGGATAAGCTAAGGGCTGATGTTTTGTCTCAAAGAATAGAGATGATGACCGACCAATTTGGGTACCGTCACCAATGGGAGCAGATAATCAGGCAAATGTTTATGTATGGACATTCTGTTGCATTTCCCGCCGAAGCATGGACTAGGGTCGTGCAATGGCGTGAAGAAAAGAGTGAGCTTACTGGAGAAGACGAACTTAAGAGTTATATAGAGAAAGAGGGTGTAAAGTTTTTTACTCCCCACCCAACAAGGCTAATGTGGGATACCTCTAAACCTTTGCATGACATCAATACGGATGTTGGTCCTGACTGGATAGGATATTGGGATATCGTCAGGTACGGCGACATGAAAGAGAATGTGGATAGCTGGAACATAGATGAGATAAGCTATACCAATAGCCTTACAACTCTATATGATGTGCACAAGGATTTCTTTAATTATTACTTTAAGAATGAAGTAATGCGGTGGCCGGGAGAAAGGGATACATTTTCTTGGCAAAATGAGAGAACAGCAAATACCGGAATCTACAGCAGTGAAGATAATGATAAAGGTATGTTTGTTTCAAATATCTTTATGCGCTGTAACCCACAGAGAGATGGACTCGGTGATTATCCGCATGATGTTTGGGTTAAGTTTACTGTAGCAAGCGATGAAACAGTCCTGTTTGCAGAGTTCATGCCTTCAATACCTGCTATATATGGCGGCATTAATCAAAACGACGACCGCTTGGATAACATATCTATTGCGCATGAAATCATGCCATTCCAAGACCAACTAAATAACATCATGTCTAAAATGCTTCATGATATGAAGATTAGCATGATGAAGATTTTCTGCATCGACCAAGATGCACTTGGTGATGATGTTAAGGAGTATATTAGTCAGGGGTTAGCAGAAGATACATTTTATACAAAGCCAAAAGCGTTGTTTTACTCAGGGCAAAAGGCAGCTGACCTAGGAATAGATAACAAAAATTTTATAACTGTAGTAGATGCACAAAAAGAACTTTCCGCTGGTATTAACCAGTCGATACAAGCAATCCTCCAGTTGCTGAATCTCGTGGAGCGGCTGTTAATACTTTCCCCTCAAGAATTAGGTCAAGCCGCTCCACGAGAAATTTCTGCTACAGAGGTTGCAGAGATAGCAAACACTACAAATTCCGTTTACAGTTTTATATCTGAAGGAATTGATGACATGAGGTCTGCGGCTAAAAAGTTGCTTTATGAGCATGTAATCAGCTGTTGCGAGTCAGAGTTTATGGTTCCCATAAAAAGCAGATATACACAAAAATCTATAGAGGAAGCAGGGTTTGTTTCACAAACAGAAGAAGCGGGACCCGCAAGCAGGAATATAATTGGAAAACCAACCACGCTCGTGCATGAGTATTTATTTAGTTCTCGTGACGGTGCGGAAAGAGCTAGGGATACGCAGTCGGCTCAAGTGCTTGGTAATCTCTTGCAGGGCATTCTACAAGTTGAGGGTATCGCTCAGTCTTTGGGTAAAGAGAGATTATTCGAGATGTTTAACGAAATATTTAGAATGAGTGGAGCACATGACCTTAAACTAGAAACCGATGAATTTGACGGAAGTGCTGAAGAACAAAAATCCATAGAGGATGAGCAATTCTTCCAGCAACTAAAGCAACAGTTCCCACAAATGCTACAAAGCTTACAAGAGCTTGCTCAGGTTGTACAAGGTTTAGCCGGAGGGCAAAAACAGATAGCGCAACAAGCGGCACAAGGCATTCAAGCGGCGGAACCCAAACAACAAGTCCAACAAGCAGAAACTAACCCTGAAGTACAAACACAAGTATGAGCGAAGAGCCTGAAGCAACAGAACAACCTACTGAGGTAGAAACCGAAAACGAAACAGCAGAGCAAAATCCCTTATTTAATGCTTTGTTTGAAGCTGCTGAGGAACAGGAGTCAGCAGAAGAGCCACCCGAGGAGATACCCCATCCTAGCTCATTGACGGACGCCCTTTATGACATAGAGACTCAATCCGAAGAATCAATTGAAGAGGAATCGGAGGAGCAGCCGGAACAGGAAAGTGTCCAGGGGAGTGCTGCAGGAGAACCCCCTGAAGCCGCTCGCCCAAAGAAGAAGCGCAAAAAGGTTAAGCAGGTTATTGACCCGGAAGTCCCTGTAGAGCATCAACAGCAAGTAGCATTTTCTCAACCTGAAGAATCTGAAGAAGATAAGATTGTCAAAGGATTGATACCCGAAGAAAAGGAGTATTATGAGTTGGCAAAGTTCGCATCTGGTAACATGCCTGAGCATAAGGACCTTGATAAAAAGTTCTTAAACTTTTTTAAGCAATCAAAGGCATATGTTGAGAAAAGACTCAAGGATGACCCCTACACAGACTTAGCCGAAGACCAGGACTACAAGGAGTTCATGGCGAAAAATAGACCGCAGTTTTCTCAGCAAGATGCGAAGAAGGTGGAGCGGGCTATGATTACAAGGCAGGCTGAGGATGCGGCGGAAGCTAGAGTGCGACCTGAGGTTGAGAGATTGCGTAAGGAGCAGGAGTTGGCTAGAAAAAAACCTGTCCTAGACAGAGTTAAAGCAGGGTTCCGTTCACAGTTTGCTGCTATTTTGCCTGAAGAGGTTCAGGAAAAAATTAAGCAAGAAGGCGGATTAGAGGAAATACAAAAAGAAGACCCCTTACGATTCCAGGTAATGGATAGCATTACGAAAAATCTATTTTCTTTTGCTGATTCATTTGTTGATATAACTCAAGGATTAGTACCTTATGACGAGTCCAATCAAATACACAAAGAGCTATTAGACTGGGTCCAGCAAGAGCAGGATAATTACATCAAGACAGGAGAAACTGTTCGAGAGGGCAAAACCTTCATGAGAAGAGAGCGATTCCACGCGCTTCCTGAGGACAAAAGAACACAATACTTTACATGGTCAGATGATGACCTCCTTAAACTATTGGTGATGAGAGCGAAGCAAAGGTTAGGTGCGACGCTAGATTACCAACAGAAGATGCTTGAGAGCGCAGGCTATGTAAGGTCTACAGCAAAACCAAAGCCTAAAGCACAAAAGCCAACCATGCCACAGACTGTATCTGCGCCACAGGTTGCACCATCACCTCGAGCATCAGAATCCGCTCCGCAACCACAAAGTAAAGCTTTAAATCCTATGTCTATTTTAGGAATGTAAAAAGGGTTTTTAAGTAAACGAAAACAAGACCTAAATTTTAATATTTCTAAAAAAAAGCACAAAAGTTTGTAAATTTTGAGATGAGCTGAGGAAAAATGTTATTCTATTGTTACTACTTAAATTTAGTAACTAACAAAGGAATAACATACTATGGCAGCAACAAACTCATCTCTTCCTAATCCAGCAGCTAGCTCGGACAGCACACTTTATAAAGGCACAGACAATAATGTAGCACGCATTATTAAAGTCGACACTTCGACTGGATGCACTTTAACAAACGCTTCTATTAAAGGTCTTACACCTTCCGAGTTCGAGGCACTTTCTAATAAGGAAGTGGATTTGGCTCGCGTGATTGCAAGCTCTGCTGAAGCTAAGATGCTTGGAGTTCAGGAAAGAGGTCTAACGACTTTACTTAACAGTTCAGTTCAAAACATTAAACCACTTCTTAATAAAGTAAATGTTGCTGAACAGTCCATCATCCTTCCATACATTCAGCGCAGACAGCGCCACGTTATCAACGCTAACTACTTCACCATTGAAGCAGGTGTTAAATCTACTGACACTGCCGCTAACTATTTAGCAGGAGGGCAAGCTTCTGGTTATAGCTATGATGGTTCTGACTATATAGTAACTGTAAATCTTGGTGGCTCCGACTGGACATCTCCAATTGAGCAACTTGAGCGTTACTTCCTTCCTGGTGGATATGTAGTAGTAAATTGGTGGGATACTACCTCTAAAGCTTCTATTGAAGTACAGTTCAAAATTGTTGGTGCTAAAAATGCTGATGCTAATGATACTGGAAATTCCAAAATCATTGCTAAAGCCGCAGTAACCCTTCGTCCAACAGGTGCGCAAGTTAAGTCTTCATATGCAAACGAAACTGCATGGAATGCTGAAACATTTGCTGGACAGTATAAGCCCACTTATGGAATGCTTCAGACTGTAGCTAACAATGTAAATGATTTCGAAGAATGGTGCCGTAACCAACCAACAGACTTAAGCGTAAAGCTTATCGTTAACTGGTTACAAACTACTCGTGAGTCTCGTACCATTGACCAAAGCTATAAGGAAACCTTGCAAAAGATTATGTCTGGCAAAGTTAACCCTTACCTTAGCTCAATGGTTTATCAGCCACTTGCTGAGCAAAACAAAATTGCTTCTCAAGTATCACAAGACCAGTGGACACGTGCAGTATGGTTCAACCAGGCAATTAATGAAAAACAAAAGCCTGAATCATACATGGAATTGCCAGCAGTTACCGACCCTGAAAATGCAGCATGTACTCTTGAGTACAAATGTAACGCAATCGGTATCAAGCAATTACTTCGTGAGTCACTTCGTGTCTTTGATAACAAAGGTGGAAAACTTGACCTAGAGTCATTGTTCTCTCACTTGTACTTCTTGAAACGCAATCGCGAACAAGACGGAACTTCTGTTTCTGTAATTGATGTCATGACTGACAGATTTACATACAACTTGTTCTATGAGTGCATGAACAACTACTACAAACATCGTTATGGCTGGGAAATCCATCGTAACGCAGAGTTGAATCAAACCATCACTCATGACGGTATTATTCTCTTCAACTACTCAAAGTACGACATCCCTGAGGTTGGCGTCCAGTTAGCAGTCTTCCACGACCCATTCTTTGATGACTATGCAAATGTAGGTACTGGAAACAAGTTCTTCATTGATGGTTCTCGCACAGGCGACAAAGTAATGGGAACTGGCACAAGAGAAACTGAGTGGCAGAATGCATCACGCATGATGTGGTTCATTGATTGGTCTGATGTAAAAATCGGTGTCGCAGGAACCAACGCAGTAACTCGCACTTCTCCTCACCCAGAGGTTGATAAGCTTTACAAATGTCGTATGGCTCACAAAGAGACTGAGTACAGCTTACGCTCAACCACTTGGACAACAATGATGGATGTGCCTTCAAGACACCTCATTATTGAGAACTTCCAGTTGGATATTACTTCTGACGTAAAAAGTGGCGGTAGCTTGAAGTCGAGCTAAATTCCATAATTAACTCCTTGGGGTATGAAGTACTTACTTTTCAAAGACCCCAGCAAGGATTACGGAATTACGATTACGAAGTCTACTGTTGGCGTTTTACAACAAGGTTTTGCAGAGGTCTCGGATGGGGTAGCCGAGGATTTGCTTCAGGATAGCTCCGTGGTGGAAATCACCGCGGAGCAATTCCTTAATCTTAAAAAAAAACTGACCGACACACCAGTTTCGTACAGGCAGCTGTCAACTCAGCCTCAGGACCCAACCAGGGACCCTCTTGCCCATTATGCGGAGGAACCCAAGGAGGTAGACCCTGAGCCTGATGTTATTGATGTAGGGCCCGTAGAGCTAGATAGTCCGCTGGAACAAAAGTCTGCACCCAAGAAAAAACGGGGGCGCAGAAAGTGACGCATGCTGAAATCATAGATATACTGACGGGCTCGGTTATTCTACTTGGCGGAGGTATAGTTAAATATCTATTCAGTCGCATCAAAGATAATGAGGAAAAGGTAGATGCCTTGCGTGTGGCTATGGCTACGCAGGGGCAAGAAAACAAAGAGTTATATTCGCATATCAAAAGAATAGATAATAATATTACAGAGATTTACAGGAAGCTTGACGACTTATTGGTCGCAGTGAACCGGAAAGGATAAAATGGCAGCACCAGTACTTACTTTAAATGGAGACAGTGAAATAGTAGTTGAAAAATTTTTTCCCTATGTAGATGCAGGTGCCACATCGGACGGCGGGGAGCTTGTCAATACGACAAACCCCGTTGATACATTAATACCTTCTGTATATCAGGTGGATTACATCGCCCAGAATGATTCGAATGAGATAGGGACAGCGTCAAGAACAGTAACCGTACTTGAAGGCCCTGATGAAATCTCAAGGGGGTTTGGTACATTTGCAGTATCTACAAACGATAAATTCCATAGACTTCCGAGTCTACCTGCAAACGAGTTGAGAATATCTAACTTCACAGGAAAACTTGTAGGTATACGAAATAGGCACACATCTTATCTGCTCGATGATTTCGAGAATGGTTTTGGCGACTGGGAGCTTCGTGATGGAGGTACTATTGAAGATGCACAGGGCATTCATATAGACCAAAAATCTGCTAACATCAAAGGTAGGGTCTGCAAGAAAGTTCCTTACCTTGGGGACGAGTTTATAATTGAATTATTCATTCATGCAATGCATGGAGAAGTAAAGGTCGGCTTATTTGATACACTTGCTAGAACCGATTTGATATCATCAGGAAATGCCGGAACAACCATTTCTTTTACTTCGAGTGGAGCAATTAACACATCTGCACCATCTGTAAGTCGCGCAAAATGGAAGGAAGGTACTACATACAAATTAAGTATTGAGGTGCATCCCACAAAGGAGTTATTTACCGCAGAATTATTTAATGGGATAAACAGGCAAGTAATTGCCCAAGGCCTTGACACAACTAATGATGACGGTGGTGGAGGTGGAGTGAAAAACCCTGCATCAGGATATTATCTAGCGATAGAGGCAACAAATGCTGTAATTGACCAGGTTGTGTACTTAAGAAAAGATAACCAAACGCATGAAATTATAGCTCCCAACTCATCAATAGTATATGATTGCGTAGACAATGTTAATGAGTATGAGATTGTCAATCTTGGTAGCGAGGAAAGAGACTTTGAGGATAATACAGAAAATGTGACTCTCACGGGATATTTTAAATGAGCGAAGCAGTACATCCTAGTCACTTTAGCCAAGAGAATCAGTGGCTAAGCTTTAATGCAGGGAAAGATAGTGTCGCTCCAAATGCCGGTGACTTTGCAGTCCATGTGCTTACCGGTGACACATTCATGTATGAGATTTCGGGCGGTTTTGTTGAGGCTCAACAGGAAAGCTTTGTTAGTGCTCCTGTCGTTTATCCTACTTCAGAATATTGGGAAACATTGCTTAACTCCACAAGGATTCGCCCATTTATTGACCTAAGCATATCTAAGAACAACACCCTGCGTATACCTATGTCTATGCATGAGTATGACTTGTATGCAGACACAGGTAAGTTTTATGAGGATGTTGAGATAGATGGGCAATTAAGAATAGGCCCCATGAAGCTTGGTGGAGCTACAGAAGATATAGTAATCGAAGGTAAGCTAAAATCGAATGCAGTTGAGACCGAAAGTATTACTTCTGTAAGTATTACTTCCGAAACAATCAAGGATGCAGTACTCAATACAAGGGTTGCAATTAAGGAAATTACTACAGATTACACCCTTGCGAAAGAAGATACGGGCTCCATTTTTCATGCAAAGCCAGCAACAGGAAATATTAACATAACGCTACCCTACACGCTTCCTGTGGGCACATCATTTACCCTTACAAATTTACTAGCAGGAAAGACAACCACATTCCCTGCAGGATTAAAAGCACGGGGGAATGTTTTATCTGAAGTTTACTCGGCTGCTACAATATATTTTGATGGTACTGATTGGTACGGATTCGGGGACCTAGTATGATATATCATGTTGGCGCCATATCTGATAATAGTATATTTTCTAGTCGCGTACTAGAGGGCAAACTGCCTGCGGATTTAATTAATCCTTTGTGTGCTTATTCACTTAATAGAAAACTCAGATACCAATACGACGGTCCTTTTTTTGCTTTTAGTGAGAATGGGGGTTCTGAAAAGAATTACCCGGAGCATACTCCTGACCTTACTAAAGATTGTAAACTACTTAGAATATATGACCAAAAAATAAAGCATGGGGTAGCTAAAGCAGACGCTGTTGCTGAAGTAAGCAGTGCCCCAAAGTTAGTACAAAAAAATGGTATATATTTAGGTCTTTTTTCTCATGGAGAATACCTTGAGGTTGAGGAAATTGCACAACATGTTACCGACCAATTCTATGTGCTATTAACAGCCAAGACTGATTACCCTAGACCTGCCTTCGGTATTTGGGGTGAAGACACATCTGTGACCATCGAGCCATCATCTGAAGCTATAGGCAAGTTTGTTGTAAATAGAAATAGAGGTGGCATGAAAAGGTACGCAGGAAGTAATTGTTATGGTTGCTTTTACGGATATGATGCGAGCCAAAATATCAATAGAGTTATGTCTGTAAACAAGGAGGGACATAATGTGGAAGATGTGCCATTTAAGCAACCCACCCATATTGCCATTGGCAGAAAGGCAGAAAGGTATTATATTGGAGAAGTGGCGGAATTGATTTTGCATAGCGAGGATTTGGACCAAAAGTATGGAGACTTTTTGCTGGATAATTTAATCAAGAACTACAAGGACTATTCATGAGTATGGTAAATTTAAAGCTGAATGGCGATGACTACACCATCGACCCACAAGACTACAAAATAAAGCTTCGTAAATATACTGGCGATGACCCCTTGGATTATGACGATATGGACAACAACTCCACAATCTTCACCAAGACAATCAATCAGCTTATATTTGAAATCACTTACTTACATGAGCAAAACACAATCAAAGGTGGCTTGATAAGTGCACTAACAAAAAGAGTCGAAGACTTAGAGGGTGCATAGTGTTACTAATTATAATAAGTAATGTTTGAGCTATTAACAATGTTTCTAACTGGAGGGGGTAGTGCCGCGCTTGGCTCAATCCTCAAAGGTGTGTTCGGGACAATAGCGGACAATCGCCAGCAGAAATTTGAACTAGAACTAGCAAGGGAGGCACGAGGAAATGAATTCGCACTTAAATTTCAGCAACAGCTTAACAATGGTCCTGGTGGTACTTTCACTAGGGCTACAAGGAGGTTGCTCGCACTCATCCTCATTGGCACCCTCTCAGCGGTCGTCATTCTTTGCACCCTTTATCCCTCAGCAGAAATCATCACCCTCAGCAACGCAAGTGGTGAAGGAAAAACAGAACTCCTCTTCGGACTCCTCTCGTTTCCTGCTAAACAGTCGCCCATTATGGTTACCACGGGACATTTAAGTGCCTACTTCGTTGTCATTCTATGCCCTATGGTTGTCGGATTTTATTACACACCTGGAGGTAGAAGATGAAGTGGTCAGAGTTTAATGAAGCAGTAAGAACTTTTCTTTTGGTAGATAGTGACAGGAAAGGAAAAGGGGTACAGAATTATATAGATAGAATGATTGTAGCCTCTGTAATAGATTTACAAAGGTATATACCTTCCTTTCGTGAGAATAACATTAAGCACTACTCAACAAGCACTCTTGTAGAACCGGACCCCGAAACATTAAGTGGGGTAAACTCTGAGGATATAAACGCTCATCAGGGTAGCTTTAATCAGGCCAAAACAAGGGTTAAGCAAGTGCTAATAAGAAGAGTACCCACCGAAGATAATGCGCAGGAGATAAGCAGATATTATTATTTAAAAATTATTCCTTGGGCTCGCAGGTTTGACCTAATAGACGGTCAAAACCCCGAAAGAACTCAAAGCATATCAGGGAGAATAGCTTTTGGAGATAAGACATTTATCACCGCCCCAAAGCTACGAGATGATGAAGCCTTATATTTATATTACGAAGGAGAAAAGCATTATGCTCCTGCATTTAAGGCAACAAGTGATGAGCTAGAAGACCCTGTAGTATTTGATGACATTGTAGCAAAAGCATCTGCAGACTTTGTTAAGGCCCACCTGGCACGCGAGGTAGATAATGACCTGAATCAATATAAATCATATTATCAGCTTTATGTAAAAGATAGGGCACAAATATATATTAATGAAAAAGAATACGCCGCATCATCTGCCGAGCAGGTTATTGGTGCAGGTTCAGGAATAGGAGGATTTGTAGTTGGATGAGTGCTGTAAGTAAAACAAAACTAAAAACATACTTTGTAACAGGTGCTACCCCGACGGAGGCGCAGTTTGGTGACCTCATTGATTCCTCAGTCAATACAGTAGATAATATATCCTCGGCATTAGACTCTGAGAGCACAATTAATGTATTGAGTTCAGTTGGAGCGAAGGCACTAAAAGATTCATTAGACTTAATGACCGGCAGGGTTACTAAGCTGGAAACTAATGAAACTGATGCCTTGTCAAGTTACTACAAAAAGACAGAAGTAGATAATTTTTTTACTACCGCAGGGAATGGCGTATCAGCCAATGAAGCTAGTATCACTGCATTGCAGGCACGAGTAAAAAACAATGAAGATAATAAAGTTTCACTTGGTCATGTCTTTCCTTCTCTTTCTGCAATAAGTGGACTGCAGGATTTACTTAATGCTAAGGTACAGGTATCAATATTTAACTCGGCTATAGCCACTAAAGTATCTCTGGGGCATAAGCATAGTGTTTCCGACATAGATGGACTTGGTGAAGTTTCATTATTTGCGAAGAAGTCAGACTTAAACGCAAAGGCAAACACAGTGCATGGTCATGCGGTCAGCGATATTAATGACATTAAGACTAGCTTTTACACAAAGGGAGAAGTCGACACAAAGGTAAGTATTCACACGCACACCGAGTCACAGATAACTGACCTTGATAAATATACTCAAGCACAGACTAATCTTAAGATTTTAGACCATACAAATTTAAAAGATAATCCGCACGACGTAACAAAGGCTCAAGTTAGTTTGGGTAATGTTGAGAACCTTTCACCTGTTAGCTTATTTGCTTCATCTGCATCATTAGCATACAGGGAAAAGATACTTGTTTCGCTAGGCAGTCAGCTCAACGGAGTTAATGTAAGCCTATTCAGTCACAAGTCCGACACTAACAATCCCCACAATGTTACTAAGGGTGATATTAGTTTAGGGAATGTTCCCAATATTGATGTAAAACAACTCCTAGATATACACTTAAATGAAGAAAATCCACATAAGGTTTCTTTAGGTAGCTTTGATGTGTATTCGCGAGCAGAGACCGACAGTAGGGTGACTGTAGGGTTGGATTCAATAAGGTATGCGTTTAAGCCTACCTCACCACAAGAATCAGCCGGGTCAATAGGCGACTTAACATGGGCTGCAGATTCTAGCGGAAATTATAAGGCTTATTTAAAGGTAGGCGAAAATGACTGGCGTGGAATTAATCTATTTAAAGAGCAATCAGATGGAAATGTAGAGTGCTACTTTGATGCAGATTTCTTTGGTAATGTTAGCATTGCAGGAAATATAAAAGTAGACGGAAGTGGGTTAATTGCTAAAGTGAGCATAGCGGGAAATGAAATTGCCGCAACAAGTGGAAACTTAAACTTTAAAAGCAATTCGGTTTTTGACGGCACAATAGATGTAGCTGGTTGTGGGCAGATAAGCAATGTAAGCATCTGCTCCAGTAAAATATCAACTACTGACGACTCAGCGCTTACGATTCCTAATGCTCTTAATGTAGGAAAAGATTTAACCGTTGAAGGGAACCTTACAGTACAGGGTACGCAAACAATATTAAATACCCAAACATTAGATGTCGAAGATAATAAAATTACTTTAAACAAGAATGTTACTGGGGACCCAGCCACTAATTCAGGTATCGTAGTTGAGCGAGGTACCTCCCAAAACACTGAGTTATTTTGGGATGAAGCAACCGATAAATGGAAGTTAGATATTGGCGGAGTAATTAAGACGATTGCATTCGACGAGGATTTGGATGCGCATGTTGCTGATACAAGCAATCCTCATAGTGTAACAAAAGAACAAGTAGGACTTGGTGATGTCTCTAATATTGCACCTGCTGATTTGCCTGTGAGTACTGCTGTGACGCAGGAGATATCGACGCAAGTTACTAATATTAATACTACTATAAATAACACAACAGTCTTACTGCAGGGGCAAATAGACACATTGGTCGCCAATCAGTATGCTGTAGATGATTACGCATAATGGCACGCAAGGGTCGATATAAACACATAACAATAACACCATCTCAGGGTGGTGCCCTTGTTGGCTCAGCAGCAGATAATGTTGCGGGTTCTGCTAATTATACGCGTAAGATAAATTTCCGCAGGGAAACAGATGGTGAGCTCAGGAGGGAAGGTTGGACATTATTTGACCCAACAGGAAGGCAGACTGCCTTAGATAATGAGTATCCAATCAGGTTGTTATATCAATTTCCATCTACCACCGGAGAAGGCATTCTTATCGCCGCCGCTGGGGGCAACATTTATCGACTCCAAGCAGGTAGCGTAGGGTATGCGTTTGACGAGTTCGAAAGTTACGCGCAGGAAGGATACTACCAAGGTAATGTAGAGGTATTTTGGTGGGAAAAGATTTACGAAGGCCTTCACCATATGGATGTGCTAGATGCAGACGGCACGACGAAAAATCCATTTGAAGGAGGCGCATACAGGTGGGAAGCGTGTACTGTACTTAATCATGTTGTAATCAGTAATGGTGTTGACCTACCAATAATATATAAAGCCGAATGGGATTACGCACAACCCTTGTATAGCCTGCGTGAACAGGGGATAGTTTCGTGCGGAACAATACAATCATTTCAAGATAGACTATTCGTGGCGGACCTTACGGTCATTGTTGATGGTTACGATAAATGGTTCAAGGAAGCAGCCGCCCCTTATGGTGATGTATACGAAGACCCATTAGTAAGAACTGGAGCGGTAAAAATACAGCGTTATCAGTATCGAATGCTTTATAGTATGGAGCAGAACCCTAAAATGTTTGATACCCTAGAGACAGGAGGCTTACCCGCAACACTCACTGTCTCATCTAATGGAGAGTACAAGATATCATCAGACCACAAGTTTAAGATTGGTAAAGTAGAGGACGGCGCACCAATAATATCTAACTCCGCATCTTTTTTAGAAGAAGAGGCAATCGTAGTGCAGAGTGGAGATTTTGGTATAAAGACAGAAGATGAGAAGTATGCCATTAATAATCTTGGTCTAACATCTCGCCTTTTCTTGTATGAAAGTGGAGACGACTTTGTAATAAGAAATAAGGCAGGGAATAATCCTGGATTTCTGTCAATTGTGTTACCAATATGGGATAGTCAAACATCTTACCCAAAGGGAACTTCGGTAAGATACGGAGCAGGCTTTTACAAAGCTAAGGCATCAATTGACGCTGGAGAATCGAATCCTGATGAGAATAGTGATTGGGAAATAACTGAAGGCTATTTAAATGAAGGCACATATGAAGTATTCATCTTTTCATATCTAAACCAAATATACAGCCAAGCTTCAGCTAGAGAATTTGCAGATGACGGAACAAGAATCCTTAAGATGGAGATTCTTGCGGATAAGTTGGTTGTTTATAGAGATAGTGGATTCTTCTTTTTATCACGCTCTAATGTCTCCCAGGAGCCATTTGCTGTTGAGCCAAGATACACGGGGGGAAGGATAGCGGATTACAGGCATACAATTACAAATATTGATGGCAAGCGACACATCTTTCTCGGTAGTAGCGGAGTTTATTCAGTATCTAGGTCTTCAGCAGAACCTGAGCCTGTAGCAACATTTGAATTGGGTTTACCTTTTTGGAAAAGCATACCACCCGAGTATGCAGAGTATGTTTATGCGTCAGATAATCCTGTCACTAGGGAGCTATTTTTGTCAGTACCAACAGGATATATGGAAAATTCTGCTGGTGAATATATCGACCAAACCGGTAAGGTTGTTTCTCAGCCAATTATAGATTGGGGAATTATTGCATATGATTACATTAGTAAAACCCTCTCGGAAATAGATGCTAGTTTTACAGCAAGCTGCTATGCTCGAAAACCAAGACTAAGAAGAATTGGTCCCGAGCAATCATGGTTTTTAATGGGGTTACATTCTTCAGAAAAAGCACCATTTTTCATAGGCACAAAATACAGACCTGACAATCAATATGACGGTTTGGTTGCCCGATATGGATACGGGCCTCCCGAGGTTGGCTCCTCTGAACCTTATAGAGTATATAGTAGATTAGGCTATGGATACACGAGTGAACTTAAGAGTGGGTTAATAGATTTCGGAGACAGTTTTTCAGATAAAGAAGTGCGCTCTTATGTGCTGCAGATGTCTAATAAGTATGGTGTAACCCCAGTAGAAGTTGCAATATCTACTTCATCTGCAGTGCAAGGCACAGAAGAGGTGCAGACAATGTCGGAAAAAAATGGAGCAGAAGTAAAATATGTCACACTAAATAGTGTTAGGGATGAAAATATGATACCTTTGTATGTGCGGGCTCCTTACATAAGGGATGAGGTGAGGGTAAAGCCTGAATACAAAATAACAAAAGCTTATATAATGCCGAATTACTTTATGCCTAAATACATGAATGATGAAATAGAAGTTGTTGCTAATCCAATAAAAATTGTTGGCAAAACATACGAAGTTAGCGGCATTGATAGCAGGCAGGCAACGCAAGCAACAGGGCAAGGATAATGCCAGGACTAGGAGCTAAGGTAGAAACTTTCCAGCGTGATAGTAACCCTTACTACACCTCGGGGGACGCCCTCCCGGAACTTCCTATTACATTAAAAGAGGCAGACCCCGATGGATTTAAGAAGTACGACAGGGAGATAAGGGAATGGTGGACCAATGTGCAGGAGAATTTAGACAAGCTGCAAGATAAGATATTTGAGTATAAACTTAAGGACTTGGAAGAGAGGGCAACCTCTGCAACAGATGATTTAAACCAGATAACCCAGGCAAGTTTAGCTTTGGTGGGCAGTAAACTCCTTGATGTCGAGTCGATGCTGTACTCAAAACCCGATTGACCTTTAGAATGTTACTACTTAAAATAAATAACAATGCCTGAACTACGAAGAATTACAGCTAGAGTAACCGTACGCAAAGGCACGGCTGCACAATGGCAGATAACCAACCCCACTCTTCTTGACGGAGAAATGGGGTGGGAAAGCGACACATCTATGCTGAAGGTAGGAGATGGCACTACCAAATGGAAGCTCTTAAAGTATTACGACCCTGGTCCTACAGTTGATGGCTCGAACAGGCTTGAGCATGATGGAACCGTATTCCCAATCACTAAGGTGGCGACCATGATGGATGCGCTAGAATATTCGCAAAAGCAAATTAACAAATGGAACCAATGTGCTAGGCAAGATTATATTAATGGATATGACGGGGTTTCGGCATCTTGCGTAAGTGATGGAACGATTTAACAATGAGCGCGGATACTAATAGCATATTCTACAAAATCGGGCAGGCAATTTCTTCATACGGGAAGGATGACTCATTTTCCGAACCAACATTTATAGATGGAGTATTGCAGTCCATAACCACATGGACAGATAGCGGAAAAGGAACAAAAGTGGGAAGTAAGACATTTACATATACAAGTGGTAATTTAACAAGTGTAGTAGAAAAAGACGGCTCAGATGTTACGACGCTTACCAAGACCTTAACCTACGATGGAGATGGTAATCTTGCATCAATTACAAAGGATTACGCATAATGAGTTTCGCAGAGGCAAGTGGCATAATTACACAAACTGGTATAGACAATGACCTTAGTGGCTTAAATGGTATTACAGGGGTGACTAGGTCTGTTGAGGAAGACATGATTATATATGATGTCGCTAGTACTCACAGGTTACAAATTCAAGGTGCGTTACATCACGACCCGGAAAAGGAAGTTTTAATAATTAGGCATGATTGGGTTAGTGGTAACACTCCTGCAATACTTATAAATTATGGCACTAATGCGTGGAAAAATGTAACCGCTATAACCAGGGACTCAGATAATAGATTCGTGCTTACTGTAGCCTCACATGGTTATGTAGTAGGGGAGGCAGTAGAGTTTCAAGTAACTGATAGTGGCACACCATCTCCATCTGCTCATTTACATCAAGTCGTGTACCCAGTACTTGCAGTCACTGCTAATACATTCACACTAGGCATGACTGAATATTCAGACTACCTGCCGACATTATCTGGCGCTACAAACAGAGTCACGCGCAGGGCTGTATATAACTATGGTAAGGAAAAGACAGCTTTTGGAAATACTAGACTATCTGTAGGAACAGGTTTGTTAATTGTAGGTAACAAGGAAAACAACTTTCAAGAACGAGGTTCGGGCATAAAAGTTGAAGCTGACGGATTATTTCGTGGCAGAGGTGGTACGATTTATTCAAGTAGACCAACCGCACTCGGTGGATATTCGGACATTGATGGTACTGAATTAGTTTCTCCTACATTACTAGATTGCCGTTCAATGTCGGGAGGCTCGGTTAAAAACTTTAAGTTGGTCAATAACCAATTTGCAGGAGCACAGGCCAGTAAACTTTTAAATAGAGGATTCACTCTTAGCGAAGGCGTGTTAATGGAAACCTTATCTCAAAGTTACTACGAAGTGGTTTTACGAGATTTAGATACATCAAATAATACGGCATACTCTGACATAGGTCATTCATCTAACAATACTTACCCGCATCGGGATTGGGTTATAATCAATTCAGAAGCTGGTTCAAGTGTTCGTGGGATGTACCGATCATCCACAGGCCCTAGAGGTGATACACAAAAAGGTGTTACTGTTGTTAAGAAGGAAGTATCTTTTAATTTAAAAGATTCTAGTGGTAGTGCGATACAGGGTGTAGAGATGTATATGTCAGATACTCCGGATTCAAATTACTCTAAGAATGCCACCTTCCCTGCCCCAACAGATACTTCCAGGCAATACACTAGCGAACTAGGAACAAACACACTTGGGGTATTAAATGCTGATGGAACTGCAACATATGACTACACCAATGCAATAGAGTACACAGGAACTAGCGATGCAAGTGGCTTGATTGATACTCAACAGGTCACTATTGGAGTTCAGATTTTAGAGTATTTATCCACTGATTCTAGTGCGTCAAGCCAAGGAGGTAATGGTGGCCCTTACGACATAACCCTTAATGGTAATAACTGGGTTGATTCTATTGGCGAAAGACCAACCACGGCAGCATGGGATACTACAGAATTTGGTGGTTTTTACAAAGTAGACCGGAGAGGAAACGGAAATACTGATGCTGATGAATTTACATTTAAGTTCTGTTCATACGGACACTCATTGTCTTCCACAACTCAATCCCTTAAAGGATTAGGTGAACTCGCAGTTAATTGGGTGTTATTTGACGACCTTGTAATCACTGACACAAGAGCAACTACGGATGCTTACACCGAAATAGATACACCCCAGAAATTCTACAACAGAGCGAAAGCATACTTAGCGGATAATTACGCTGGGGAAACCGAAACTATTGTTTCTCGAGAGGGGAACTCCATTGATGCGGGCTCTTACAATGTCGTGGTTGATGCAAGCGCATCTTCAGTATTTGCGATTAGTGGTAACACATTAACCATCAAGGCAACTAGATTTGTGGGTAATATTACTACTTCAGGAACAACCACACTCAGTAATGATGCAGAAGTCATTGGTACATTTGGGACTACCACAGTTCTTCCATGGGAAATTAAGAACATAGAGGCAACATCAAGGATACAACTATTCAACCTTACCGACCCAAGGTCAGGTCAGGTTCTTACTACCAAACTTGATGGCACAGCTGGAGCATTAATAGACACAGATGGAACATACACCGCAGCTGAGATTGCAGTAGGAGATGTAGTAAGACTTCGTGTGACATGCGTAGTGGGTGATACCGCAATGCTTCCCTTGGAGGTAACAGGTGTTGCAACAACTGCAGGACTTACCTTCTCCATAGACCAGCAAGAAGACACTATTTATAATAACAATGCTGTAGACGGTAGCTCGTTCGGTGCATGGACGGCAGACTTTAGTAATAATCCAATGGGGGTAGATTTAAGTGAGTCTGATGGAGGCGCAACTGTTCAACAGATTTATGCTTTCCTTGTCTACCAACAAACCACACCGGACGGAGTGGATAAATGGTTTAATGTAGTGCGTGCGATTGATGGCACTAACTACCAAGTAGACAACACTGTAGCTAATATAAAAATACAGAATATTGGCAGCGTCGCAGTCAATATTACAGGCGGTCGAATATTTAGGATAGACGGAAACTCTGTACTGTATGCAGAGAATGGAGATAAACCACTCACCTTAGACACGGGAGCATTAGTAGCTAATATTCAACCACAGGTTGAGGCAGGTCTAAATGCCAACGCAAAAATTTCTTCTATTAACAACAATTCTAAGCTAATTCCTAGCTTATTTTAACCAAAAATAATCATGTCAGCAGATAATACATCAATATTCTATCAAATTGGTCAAGCGACCAAATCTAACGTAAGTGACGCAATTACAGCATTTAAAGCTGCTAATAACGTTTACACAGGAACAAATGAATTTCAAGAAGCCGTTACTGTGGGAACTTCCGGGGTTAATAAAAACTTACAGGTAAATGGTGATGCCACTGTAACTGGCAACTTCACAGTTCAGGGACTCACTACAACTTTGTCTACTAGCAATTTGGATGTGAATGATAACTTTATCAGACTGTCCAAGGGTGCAAACTTAGGTGCATTTACAAAAGACCAAGGATTTCTTTTTGAAAGAGCTCAAGGGAGTCAGGCAGGGGCATTTCTTTTCGATGAGTCAACCGACACCTTCCGTCTTGGTACAATACCTCCGGTTTCAACTCAAGTTGTAGGCTCAGAGAATGTGACATTCACAGGCAAGACAGCAAATGTTAAGGTAACAGTTACTGTTTCAGGTAGCGACGCCTCCGTGAGTGGTGTTCGTACTGATAATTCCGGAACTGACGAAATCGCATTTACAGTTGGCAGCTTAGCTAAGGTCAGCGACTTAATTGCCAACTCAGAGGTTGCTAATTATGTAATAGTCAGTACGGATGGAGACGGAAACACAGCATTGTCTGCAATCGCACAGTTTAGCCTTGTAGCACCCGATGGAACTTCAGCTACTGCAGATATTCTTGGTGGCACATTAGGCTTAGAGAAAGTCATTCTTGACGGCACTAACCTAGGTAATCTTGCTGACTTTAATGCAGGACTCTCTGCTTAATGGACAAATTATCTTTAACAATTCCTGCAGAAGATAAGCAAAAGCTTACGGAGATTGCTAGCACCTTGGGTGTTAGCGTCTCCTCTCTTCTGAGGGAGTGGATAGATAAAATACTTAAATCAATGGAGGACTAAGGATGGCATTGCCTGCTAATTTCACTGCACTTCCTCAGGACGGGGAAGATTACAACATAGAGGCCTCAAAGCAGTTTGTTTTTTTGCGTAGAAATCAAAACCCTCGAGGTCCTATGTTGCACTCGCAACTAGATAACAATTTTGAGCTTTTACGAAAAAAGATTAACGAGGCAGGTGCAGGCAATAATGCTCTAAAAACAATATATGGAGACACGGCTAGTGCAGCTGCCTCGGCATCAGCGGCATCCTCTTCAGCCTCCACCGCATCCACAAAAGCATCCCAAGCAGCGGCGTCCGCTACCACTGCATCAGGTCATGCCACAACTGCTTCCACAAAAGCCACGCAAGCGGCAGCCTCTGCCACCACTGCATCAGGACATGCTTCCACAGCCTCATCAAAAGCATCGGAAGCAGCAGCCTCTGCTGCGGTAGCAAGCTCTTCTGCAAGTGAAGTAACATCTTTGTCAGTCACTACAGGAAGTGCTGGCTCCAATGCTTCATACAATTCATCTACAGGTGTCCTTACAGTACCGAGGGGCGACAAGGGCGTTAAGGGCGACACAGGCACATCTCCTACTTTTTCATTCAGCGGAGGAGTTTTAACAATTACAAACGTATGACAACGATAGGCGGAAATCCACCTACTGCAGGAAACTTAAATCTTAGCGATGAAGTAGTTGAGGAGGTGTTTTGGAAATCATCCTCGAACGCAACTATTCAAGAGGTGGATGAAATAAAGCTAGATGGTACTACAATTTGGGAAAAGCCTAACTATGACATAATTGTTAGTGCACAAATAACAGCAGATTCACGCTCATCAGGGCATGTCATTCTAAATGTCAACGCCCCTGAAAAGATTGCCTATTGGAAGTACGCCATACGGCAAGGGTCATCGACCGCCCCAGTCGGTCCTAACAGCGGACAATATAGTTCTAGCCAAATAGAAATTCCATATAGTGAATTTACGAACGGAAATAATTACATCCGGGTTCAAGGTTTTAAAAATAATGAGGTGCGAGGAGAGACTCAAACGGGCAGTGTTTTAGTAATCAAGCATTCGGTTAGCATAGTATACACAGGCACAAGCTCAAGCAGACCTTTAACTATTGACCCGGCAATAAGTATTCTCCCAGTGGATGTTAATAATGACACCGTGTGGGAGTATCAGATTGATTCAAATGCCTGGGTTACTGGTGGCTCTATTAAAAATGGGTATAAAGACGGTATTTATTATAAGTTAACTGAGCCCCTATCCGTACCTGCAGGCGACCACACACTCAGAGTAAGGTACAAAGGTGTACGCGATGGGCAAAGTTATATCCATGATACAGATACTAAAGAATTTAGTTTAGCTGCTCCATCAACCTTAACCTTGAATGGAGATGCCTCCTTAACAAAAACATTTGAGGAGATTCAGGTATCCGGCGACAGCTTGGTCTTTTCAGGAAATGTTCCAATGGGGAGCACCTCTGATATGGACGAGGAAGCTACACGAGAAAGTCATCCTCAGTATACATTTATAGGTGGCGGCAATGTGGAGACTGTTTGGCGAAATAGCTACCAAGCTGACACAGGAAAAAGACAATCTAGGCAATGGGACATCCGACCTGAAAGTACCACTCAGGCAGGCATAACTTGGTCTGGTGATGTAAAAAGACTGTGGATGAGTCAGGGTTGCAATTGGGTGAACCACATCACCGACGAAAATTGTGGGGGAAATAGGTTCATAGAGAGTCCAGCAGGATATTTGTATGCAGCCGGGCAGAATATTTTCGGCGAACTAGGCACAAATACTGGATTCGTAGATGTGACCTCCGAGAATACTTGGGAATCTAGGATTGGTTCTCGTCCGCAAAACTTTGTCGGTCTTTTAGCCAAGTACTATAAGAGTCACGACCTTGGAGTGTATCCATATAGTGGCTATGAAACTGATAAGTTTAAAATAGTATATCAACAGGACCTTCAAGGAAATGTGTCTCCAATAACTAACATTAAGAAAGTATATGTAAGTCAGGTTAGTAGCGTTATTTCTAGGACAACATATATACTAAAAAATGACGGAACAGTATGGGCTTCAGGAGCTAATTATTTTGGGGAACTAGGTAGTCACCAAACCGACCCTCGTACGGAGGCTGGAAGATTTTGCCAGGGATACGGGTGGCTTGATTATCCTGGAAGCATGGGAGGTTACGAGAACGACTATGGCGACTCGAGAGCATACTACAGAAGGTTAAGAATACGTAATATATTCTGCCAAGTCATGACGACAGATGCTGACGACATTCCTAATTTTATTAATAACAACAATAACTATCCGGCAGGCAAACAGTGGAAGTTCGGACCTTTTGTGTATGAGTCAACCACCGGAGGGAGTTATTGGCAGCCAGGATATAATGGGCCCGGCAACGGGGAGTACTCATTGACGACAGAAGATTACGATGTAACTGGGCAGTCTCACAAAATGCATTATAAGTTTATTCGTCATCACTTATCGCCACTTACGGGCGTTAAAGATATTGTAAACCACAGAAATGGCGCTTGGTTCCTAAAGACTGACGGAACTATGTATTCTATTGGCTCAGGATATACTAGCATGCTTGGGACAGGGCACATGATGAAAGCGGGCGGCAATTACTCAAGGTATGCATACAACCCAAGGATGGACAGTAAGCCTGGAGTGGATGACGAATGGGTTGATTTAGCGGACGGTGGCCAAATAGTTACTTCATCTACATCGTACGAATTTAGGTATATTCAGGGAAGTGCATACGCTAGGCAGATGTACCACGGGACAACTAGCGGTAGAGAAACATGGACGAAGGGTGATGCTATTACGAATGTTAAGCAGATACATGGCGTGGCGAATCATGTAGAATTGCAAGACCAAGCACCAAGTGACACACATACAAAAAGGTGCACAGGCTCCATTGGAGTCTTTGTTAAAAACGACGGCACGGTATGGGGCATGGGGAGGGACCACGCTCGAGCACTAGGCGAAGGATTTCCAAATACCTACTGGTCGAGCATTATCCGTGCAACGACTTTTTCATGGGGTAGTACAGGGGGTGTCGGCAGCGATTGCGCTTCTGATATTTATAATTGCTCTGTGTATCCGGTTCAACTGAAAGCAACATCGACTACTTTTCTGACAGGGGTGAATGAAGCGTATGTAAGTGCCACAGGAGAAAACACTTTCTTTATGATGAATGACGGCAAACTAAAAGTATTGGGAGATAATACTTTTGGTCAAGCGGGCACAAATTCAGGCATCACAGAGATTGACGACGCGCAGAAAAACATAACAGGCACAAAACGGGTTGTGGAAAACGATGACTATTGCGGAGTTAGGTATGGTAGGCTCGATTTTTGCCATGGGGCGTCGGGACAACCACAATACTTTAAGTATAGGTATGCACAAAACGTTCCTCATGTAATTTTGTACCCAAGGAATGTTAAAAAGTTTTCAAAAACTAACGCATTATCTGTAGACTATGGTCCCCTGTTCCGAAATGTACTAACCGGTGCAAATGCAGATGTATATTCTGGTACTACGGGAAGTAATCCCGCACCAATAGGCCTTACAACCCAAACTATTCCTACACGTATTCGATTCGCTTCCGACTCAGGTGGATTAACGTCAACAAATAGTTATCAAACCGGCTATGTAACAGACTCAGCTGCAACAGATATTACAGATGTAATAGCTTTAAAGTTCTTAGATAGGAGGTCGGGGTGCCAAATTCTGACTGCAGATGGTAGAGCATATTCCTTGGATGTTATGGACGACAATTTACAACCAGGAAAAGATTTGCCGCAAAACATGGTAACTGCAGGGCTAGTGCATACAGGGCAAGTTGAGTATGAAACTTTTGCAACCGCATCCCAGCAATCGTCAGAACCCTTTAATGAATCGTTTTATACAGGTAGGTCGCTTGGTATTTATGGCTTCATAACTTATAGTCAGTATGTTTATAAAAGAATGTACTACGGGTGTGCTATAGAAGTAGACCTGTCTTATGCCATGAAGGAAGGGTACGAAGACCCCGGTGCAGTGGCGACCTATTTGGGGCAAAACTACGATTCCCTTATATCGAAAATCATTAAGAAGAATGGTGTAGTAGTACAAACAATTCCGAGTGGTAGTCATACAAATCCGTGGTACGCGAGCTCAATTAATAACCCTGGTATTTATACAATAGAGTTTGACTTCACTAAGGAGGGACAATCCGCGGCAACCGTAACAAGAACAGTCACAATCAATTCATAACATGGCAACAAAGAAAATAAACTCAGATAGTTCGGTAGATTATACTATACCGACCGAGGAATTTCTTGTTAAATTAAGAAAAAACTTGGATGGGGTGGCATTATCACATGACGCATTAGATAATAACTGGGAGGTTCTTCGTAGGTCATTTAATGACCTTTGGGAGGAAGTTGATGCTATAACGAATGGTGACCTAGGCAGTGTTACTACTGAAAATTTGTATGTCAGTAAGATTAAAGACAACATAATCGGCACCAATCATATAATAGATGGAGCTGTAACTTCCTCTAAGATAGCAGATGGAGCAGTGGGTAGTTCTAAAATTGCAAGCAATGCTATAACAGTGGACAAGATTGCAAATGGTACTATAACCACAGACAAAATAGCATCAGGCTCAACCTTGGATTTTTCTAATGGTATCTCTGTCAATGGTACTAATGTCGTAGATAAAGATGGCAAGATTGTTGGGGAAGTAAGTTTAACTACTGCACAAAAAGCTGAGCTAAAGGGTGACCAGGGCGTCCCAGGTGCCACACCTACATTTTCTTATGCGGGCGGTGTATTAACAATTACAAACGCATAATAGTATGAGTTGGAATAAGCAAAGTGAAAGGCAGAGGTAATGGGCTGGTTTAGAGAAACAGTAATGGATGACTGGTTAGGCTTCGATTATGTCGACCCTGTCAAGCAGCAGGAGCAAGCACTTCAGAAGCAAAAGGACCTCATTGACACGCAGACTGCCGAACAATGGATGATGGATTTAATGAATGCCCTAATGACGGCAGGAAAAATCCCCGTCATGGACATTTCTGACCCTCAAGTACGAGCAGATTTCGTATCGACGATGGACGAGATGGGGTATGACCTATCTAATCCATTTCCTGGTTACTTAGAACAACCCGGAGAAGCAATTATCTCAGCAATTAATGAAGCTTCGGATTCTATTAATTTCACAGACCTCATGCGTGAGGCACAGGCAATAAGTCCGCAATTAAAGCAAAATGTAATTGACGGTCAGGAAGCACTAAATTCGATTTACAATGGCGAGCTAGAGGCTGCCATGCAGGACAACTTTGCTTCCCTGCAGACATACTTCCAAGGAATGAAAGATGTCAATGACCTCGAAGCGGGAAGAGTAAAAAACAAACAAGATAATATAAATGTAGCTGGGGATAATTTAGCTACATCAGCGGAAAATGTAGGTGCTGGAACGAGGGATTTATTAATAGATAAAAAAGCAACTGCAGAGTCTAATAATCAGAATATATTTAATACTGCTGAGAAAGTCGCGGGCGACATTAATGACATTACGAAGACAGGACTTGCGAGTATTGCAGATACTACAAAAGAAGGCTCTGCCACAATCTTTGACGCGGATAAAGAAGGAATAGAAGGAATATTTGATGCAGAGGTAGGTTCTGCAGGGGGGGTCCGTGACGCTACTTATGGTGCGGCCGAGAAGATGGAAGGCGCGCAAATTGATGAGGCAGGAGTTCTCGGAAATCAAATGCGCAGAACCGCAATGGTCGGTAGAAGGGCTGCAGAAGATGCATATAATGATGCGCTCAAAGGCATGCGCACCAAAGGTATTGGGCAAGGCACGGGAACAAATATGCGTTCCTCTATGGCTCAAAATCGTGCTCGTCAAGCACAGGATATGTTTGCGCCTATGGCACAGGCAGACTCAATACAAACAGGTCTTGAGTCAGATGCTAGACTGGGTCGAGTTGGTGCAGAAAATCAAGCAGATGTAGATTTTTCAAAAGACCAAGGATTGGCAGGAATTGGTAAAGCCACTAATTTAGCTACTGCAGGAGTAAATCGCGCAATAACAGATGCGGGAGCAGATTTATCGGAAGCAACAGGTATAGCTGCATCGGACACGACAGCAGCTCAATCAGTTGGTGGAGCTGAAATAAACAAAGCAGCTCAACAAGGCGAAATAGGTGAAAACTTTATAAACAATCTAATAGACTCCGGTATGCAGAGAGATACTGCACAGGTGAGTGGTGCAGAGATTAGACTTGGGAACAAGCTTAGAGACCTAGGTTTTGATGATGCAGAAGTAAATGCTATGAAAAAAGCATTAGGCTATGACATGGAGGAGTCTGACGCTGGATTAAATCTGTATCAAGACTTGATGAACACACAGCTTGCAAATCTCGGACTTAATGCAAACCAAGTTGGTCTATTGAAGTATCTCAACTCTGCACCAACAGAGATTTCCCTTGGAGGATTAGATTCAATTGCTCGCTACTCATCCCCATATACTCAGCGTGTACTTGCGCCTGGTTACCAAAGTTACATTAACACGAGTCCTTATGTCCCTGTCAGCTCTGGAAGCGATAGTAATTGGATGACTCAATTAATGAAATTCTCTGACATCTACAATAAAATATAATGGCACGAGTAAATCCAATAGCACACGGACAGGCACTAACTGCACAGTTATTGGCTGCTAATTCGCAACCCTCAATGGCTCCCGTGCGTACTGTAGCAGTGCCACAAATGCGCTCACAAGGCATAAACTTGGCAGAAGAGCTAATGAATGAGCGACAATTTAATCGCGACTTCTACGCGCAAAAAGATGGGCAGAAAGCGGCATCTGCATTGGAAGCACAGCGAGCTGCTAATGAAATGGAAAGGGTTGATAAGCAGTATGGGCAACAAATCGAGCTTGAGAAAACAAGGAATACAAATGCCCTAACACGACTGGATAAGTCTAATACCTATAATATCGCACTAGAAGGCTTGAGAAACTCTAATAATCAAGCACTGCAGAAGATAGAAAAAGAAGCCCGCAGGGAAGAGCAAAGTATGATGCGTAGATTCCAAATGGGCAGAGAAGCGTTGCAGAAAAAGTGGGAAGAAAAAGAAAACGATAGAAATTATCAACGAAATAAAGACGAGTGGGAAAGGCGATGGAAAGAGGAACAGGCCGACCTCGACCGAAGAGAGAAGAGAGAGACAACAGAGTGGGAAAGACGACTTGAAGCGAGAATAGCAGCAGAAGAAAGTTCGGATGCAAAAAGACTAAAGGCACGAATAGATGCAGCTAAGGAGCAAAGAGATATAGAGATAGAAGACACTGACGATTTGGCAGAGGTGCAAAGAAAATCCTACGAAGAAAGACAAAAGTGGGTCACGGGTGACAATCAAAGGTATTATGATAATGTATATAGACAGTATGTACTGAGTCAGCCAAAGGTGCCTGTGTATGACCAAGATGGTGATGTCATAGAAAACCCAACTGATGACCAATACATGACACTTGCTGAATTGCCTGATAAAATAAAAGAGGATGCTCAAAGAGAAGCGTATAGAAGAACACAAGACCAAACGAGTTTAATTGAGGGCAGGTATAATGAGATACTGAAAAACCCTCTGCCCGGCGGTTTTACGCGTGGCAATCCATTAACACCACCCTCTCAACCAATTCCTAATTATGGTGGGACCACTCTTCCAAGTCCTAGTCAAATTGGAGGAATGGGAGTCTTTCTTCCCCCTAAGCAGCAGACTCCGCAAGCTCAACCAAACTTTTCTCCGGGCACCATGAAATATTTTAACAAGCAGCCATGACCTACGAACAAATACTAGAAGCACTTGCTAGCGCACGAGCAGCTAATGATGCCAATGCGGTGAATGAGCTGGAAGCTTACTTAAATCAGCAAGAGAACAAACAATTAGTCGGTAGTTACACTGTTCCAGGACCTGAGCTAGATGCTTTAAGACGGGCACAAACAGAGCTAAATGCATTATCTCCTGAAGGAGGGTATGAATTTGGTAAAGCAACGGGTGATATGCTTAGTGTATTTGATGGGTTAGGTAATTATATAACTCCTCAAAATATGCTTGCAACAGGAGCTGGTGGATTAGCTGCTGCCGAAGCATACAATGCTACAAAAAATAGTATCGCAAAAAGTAATGAGCAGTTCAGAAAAGATAAGCTTTTAAATACCGCACAGGAAGCAGGTAGTGATAAGATTAAACAGTTTGATATAGAAGATTTTAAAAAGAAATTAGCTGCTGAGGGAATCAATTATGATGACCTAAAAAAGCATCCAGGAACTATGAAGCAAAAGCTTCAAACTCACTATTCTAATGCTTTACAAAATAAGTATGGTGGGTTCTTCAGGAATACATTAACTGCAAAGACAATCGCAGGACATCCTAACCCCGACAAGCAAGCGGGAGGAAGTAGATTTCCGGGTCTAAAAAGAGCGGCAAGTGTTGCTGGCAAAACTGCACTTGGAGTTGCTGCGGGAGTTCCTGCCACCGTGGAAATGTATAATGCAGTCAGTAGCGTAGGTGGTGCAGAGGAAGCAAAAAAGGCATACAAAGAAGCTCAGCAAAAAGTTGATGCATTTGATAGAGATTATCGCAGAGCACAAATGACAGACATAGGTATCAAACTGCAGGAATCTGAATTAACACCACAGCAAGTCGAAAGATTAAAAAGAGTGCAGGCAGAACTGCAAAGACAGGGTTACTAATTATGAGCAAGTTAGCACAATTTTTTTCACAACCTCCACAACCTGCACCTACTATGGGTTTAGCTCAGGCATTCGCCCAACCCGTGCAGCCTACTCCGTCTCAAGGATTGGCCGAAGCATTTGCACAACCCGTTCAACCCTCACCTAATCAAGGTCTAGCAAATGCATTTCAAGCATTACAAGCACCTGCGGCTTTAGTGCCACAAACTATGGGCTTATCTGAGGCATTTGCTCAACCTGCTGATGACATTGAAACCATGCTACAAAATTTGGAATCTGAAGTGTTTGCCTTGGATGACGCCCAAGATGTTGGTTTGTTTTCAGAAGAATACTCTAAGGAGGTAGAGCAAAAAGCAGAGGAAGAGACGAAAAAAGAAAGAGAACTTCCCACGCAAATTGTAGCTCAGGGGGCAGATATGGCAATTGGAGCAAAGATGGGGCAAGCAGCAGCTAATGCACTTACTCCTGCAATCCAAAAGCAATTACCACAAACATTAACACGAGCATTAGCACCACGATTATTAGGTGCAGGAGCTGGAGCATTGGGCGGTCCTGTTACTGCACTTGCAGGGGCGATTGCCCCTGAGTTAGTAATGCAAGGAATTGATGTGGTTGCTGGCGACAATGGAATGCCTAATAGATTTAATACGCCTCAAAGTTATCTAACAGCAGACTCAATGTCTACTCAACCTATGCAATTCACACCACCTAATTTATAATGTTTGGAGGAATACTTAGCAAGGTGTCTGACTCAGTATCAGACTACGCAAATTCAACGCCAACGCCAACAACCGGAGGAGGATTGTTTAGTGGTTTTAAGGCAAAACTGCCCGAGCAGTCTTCCGGAGGGGGGTTATTCAGTGGCACTACGGCAAAGATACCTGGACCAGCTCGGGTATTTGCGCCTGCACCTGTAGCAGAAGAGGTGGCGGATAAGGAGCCTTTAGCACCGATAGAACCTCCCAAGTATACAAGTGCTCCTCCTGCAAAAACAGGCGGCGGTATATTTAGTGGACTAGGCACAGCAATTAATTCCATGGATGTATCTGACTATAAGCTTCCCACTTCAGGAGGTGGAATATTTAATCAAATGGGAACCGTACAAGCACCTAGCCCCGCCCCATCTTCAGGAGGCGGAATGCAAAGTCCTAGTGAAATAGCTCAAGGTAATGAGCCTCAGGCTGCGGGAGGCATGTTTCTGCCATCATTCATTAAAGGATTAGATATGCCATTAGAAACAGGGACTGCACCCGAAGCAAGTCGTAGTCCTTCATTCTTTCCTCAGTTATCAGGGCTTTTTGGCCCAACTAATTTTGCAGATGACAGAAAGATGTTTGCTGCATTCCCTAATTTGTTCCGCTCATTATTCTAATTGAATGGAAAAATACACTACCGCGGGACATGTAATCCGCAACTATAGACAGCAGGCGCAAAATGCTGGATATAATGTTGATGGATATACCGACGAAGAAATTCTAAGATTCTTGGGTGATGACCTTAGGAACCAAGGTCGTACATCAGAGGAGATTGCTAATACATATGGTACGGATTTCTCCAGTAGATACTTAGATGTAATTAATGCTCCTGAGAGAGGGAGAGAAGGTGTACTTGGTGGTGTAAAAGAGTTTGGCGCAGGGTTCAAGAAGTCAGGGCAAAGCCTACTCGGAAGTGCATCTGCAATCGGAGGAATGGCAGCAGGTGTTGCGGGATTAGATTTTGCTGAAGACTACCTTATGGAGCAGTCTGCTAAGTTTAGGGCAGAAGCAGCAAGAGGTGGGCCATCCATTGAGCGTGCAACAGATGTCAGGTGGGACAATCCATCGGAAGTAGCAAGGTTTTTAGCGGGCGGACTAGGTGAAGCCACGCCATCAGTACTAGAAGCAGCTGGTTCATATGCCCTTGGTGGAGGTGGTGGATACTTAATAGCAAAGCAAGCCGCCAAGAAAAGACTCAAAGAGGTAGTAAGAAAGACTAACCCCAATAAGCTAGAAGAAGTATTTAAGGGTGCAATTAAATTTGAGGAGGCAGGCAGAAGGGGTCAGCAGGTAGGTAGTAACATAGCATTAGGAGGTAGTTCATTCGGCATGAATGTCGGAGAGATATACTCCGAGTTACACGACTATACCAAGCTAGACCCAAGGGACCCGAACTATATACCCGAAGACCAGGCGAAATCATTATCAGTTAGCTTTGGTGCAATGGCGGGCGGACTGGACTTTGTATCTGCAGGAGCATTGCTTAATAAGACTTTAGGAATAGGAGCAAAACCTGCAGAAACATATCTTAAGAGACTTATACTAAACCTTCCCTCTGGTGTTTTTCTTGAGGGTGCTACCGAGGCGGCACAAGAGTTTATCTCCATGGCGGCAGAGAAGTATGCTCGAGGAGAAATGGGAGAAGAGCTAACTGCTGATGAGATAAATAGACTTATTGATGCAGGTGTATTGGGAGCTTTGGGTGGCGCGCAATTCAGTGCCTTGGGTTCAATACAGAGGGGTAAAAAGACTGAAGGTGCAGACCTTGACACAGGTGATGAAATTTCAGGAGGACCTGAAGAAACCACACAAGACATAGATGAGCGACTCTCCACACTTAAGGACAGACTTGCGGTGGAAACATCTGACTTCGCAGTTGGAGATGAGGTGGAGCAGTTCTTGGGCGTAAAGGGCAAGATTAGTGCTATTCGTGGGGACGGACAGGTCGAGATATTACCGGAAGGCTCGGATGAGCCAATAACTATTAGCCAAGATACACTATCCCCTGTGCTTCGCCCAATCGAAGATTTAAATCGTCGACTGGATGAAGTAAAAGAAAGGGCTGACCAAGGCGATAAGTCTGCACAGATGGAGGAGCAGAAAGCACTTGAGGAAATAGATAAGCAAACAGAAGTAGAACAACCGCCCGAAGAACAAAATAACAAACCTGCCACATTTACATTTGCAGAAGATGGATATGAGGTTGGTGGTATTACGCAGAAAGAAAAAGCTGATATAGAGGAGGTCTACAAGGAGCTTAAAAAGCAAGCCGAGGCGGGCAGTTTCCGTAAATCCAACTCCAACCATGAGGTTATTCTCAAAGCAGGAGGTATGTCAGGTGCCACCTATAAAAAATTTAAGAACAAGAAGATTAGACAATACCTATATCAAGCAGGTGTTACTAATGAGAATGGTGTTTGGCAGGGTGAGACAAAGCAGGATATAGAAATCGAAGATTCTCGCAGACAGAAGATACTTGATGACCGCGCGGACATTATAAAGAACAGATTGAAGGGAGCCACCATTGGTGACACGGTTGCCATAGGGGATGATGAGGCGATAATCTACGGATTTACAGCTGATAATAAAGTTCTGTTTGAGGAGAATGGGGTTGGCGTTGAGCCAAAGAAACTCAGGGTACCAAGAGCAAAAAAGAAAGTTCAAACTGTACCAAAAAATAACACCCCGAAAGCACCGACAGAAGAAGACCTTCGACAAGCAAGGGACGAAGTAATCACAGAAAGAAAGTATGAAGAGCCGGAGAGAGAAGAATTAAATTTAAATGAATCTCAGAAAGCTGGTGCTAATTTATACAGAAAGATTCAATCGGTTAATGAAACTGCAGATGCTCCTGAATTAGGTTTTGATTTTATCGATGCAGAAAAGCTTGAAAAACTAAATATCGAGAAAGAGCTAGAAGTCTTAAGAAATGTGGCAATTAGTAATCTTCACCAGGGGATTGACACTGAATTGGCACCATTCTTGGAGGGTCTAGGATTTGATGTCATAGAAGAAAATGGTGAACTAAGGGTCAACAGAAACAAATCTGATAATACGCCAGTAATTAACCCTGTGACTCCGCCACGTGCAGAGAAGTTAATAAAAGCACTTAGTTGGGCAGAAAAACTTCAACCATCATTAGATGATATTAATGAAAGCATGGGCGCTGCTGCAGATTTTGAAGCAGAGACTGAAAGACTTATTCAGGAGCGTGCGTCCAAAATCGCAAATGACAGAGCAAAGGAGCAACAATTACAACAGCAAGAAAAGCTAGACGAAGAAAAGTCGAATGAAGAGTTACTAGATGAAATAAGTAACACAGAGGAAGCTCCTAAAAAAATAAACTTACCAAAGGGAGAAATGCCTCCCCGATTTGTTGGAGAGTTTGATATTACTGAAGGCATGCAAGATGCCCTAGAAAATGATGGTTCATTAGTCGGGGGAAACTGGGAAGGTTTGTCTGACAGAGAGAAGAGCTCAACAAAAACAACGGGCAAAGGAAAGAAAAAGGCGGAAGTAAAAACACCTGGGAATCGTGTCCTTGTCGTTGTTGAGAAAGTCAACAATGACCACGACGACGTGCAGTCAGGTCAAGTCCGAGTACTGACGGCAAAAAAAGCCAAGATGGATGGAAGGGATGTCCTGAAGGTTTACGATAGCTTGCGAGTCGGAGCGAAAGGCAAAAGTCCTGGGTGGAGACCACTTTATGGTAAGGGGAAATCAGGCAAGATTGACGCCACCCCGCTAGAGGGTTACCGATTACTTGGAAAAATAACTACTCAGCGAGATGCGGTGGATTACGAAGCTAGCAAGCTCGATGCTTTATTTGATGATATAAAAGAACTGGAGAGCCATCCTGCCTTTCAGACTAGCATGCAGTTATCATCTAGTAAGAAATGGTACGGGCTCTTCAAGGACTCAGAAAAGGCACAAGCGTATCTTGAAGGAGAGGGTAAAGAAAAATTAGACAAATACCTTAAGGAGGTTGAGCCACTCCTTGGGTCTGATTATTTAACTGAAGATGGTAGAGCAATAGACCCATCTTTACAAAACGCCCCTATGTTTGTTTCCAACAAGGAAAGGCTGGACTATTTAGTTTCACAGGCAGGGGGTAACACGGATGCCATAGATGCATATACCCAAGCATTTATTGCGTTTGCGAATAATGATATGGAGGATGTTGTTCGCTCGTTTGAAACAAAAGAAAAAGTTTATGACAAGGAGTTCACCTTTGATGACAAAAAGCACAGCATATATGATATTCTGCAACGTGCGGCAGGTGCCCAAGGATACGAACCACTTGAGTGGGGACCCGGAACACCACACACCACTCCGTTTGATTTACCAATTGTAAAGGCTGCATTAAAAGCAGCTCAAAGTATTGAGGTTCCCACATTTCAATCGGGAGGAGAATTTGTAGATTTAGGCAGACAAGATGCACAGGGTGAACTTGAGAAGCAAGCAGACGAGGACACAACTGAATCCATGGGACTGCAGGAAACTGAGAGAGATGTGGGTTCAGCAAAAGACTACCTCAGCTCTTCATCAGAACAGGAATTAACTGGAGGCACAGTTCAGTTCCACAAGTTGTTCGCAAACCCGAGAGACTTAACTCTTACTTTAGCACAGATTCCTGACTATCTAAGAGATGATATTCGTTCGTTTGCTGAGATAGATTTAAATAATATTGAAGACGCAGCACAGCGACTATTCATAAGTCAGGATACTCCTAATGCAGTAAAGACGGCATACGAGAATCAGCTTACGACAATACTGAAGGATTTATATCGAGAGCTAGCTAGCCAAGAGTTGATATCTCGATACTACACAAGACCTCAAACAACAATTGCTGATAAAGCCGAGGAGACCGAATCAGAACTGGCGGGCGAAAAGCCTAAGGCTAAAACAAAAGCAATATTCGAAGACACCCTACTTACTCCTCGATTAAATAACAAAAACTACAACATCAGGGATAACTTTCTTAATAATTTAGAAAAGATTCGTGATACACTTACTGCAAAAACTCGGCCAATAAAAAAGAACCCTGTGCCTGAGGTTCGCAAGAAGATTAGAAACAGACTAGAAGTAGATAATGTTAACCGGTCTAGAGATAGTGACTTAGGTGCAGTTAATTATTTACACAGGGAATTTGGGTTAGACCTTCGTGACGCATTGTATTCTGCAGACTTTACAGAGGAAGATGTAGATAGCATCATTGAGAAGATAGAGTACTCCGAGATACTACAGGAGCCACTCAATAAGGGCAGGAAGTACCCTGTAAATGAAGAGGTTTTAAAAGATAAATCTAATGGAGCGAGGGTTAAGAATGACGGCACTCCATTTGAGGGTGGGTTCATGGCGACATCAGACGCAAAGGCGTTAGTCGGATTTATAGATGATACACTCCGAGAGATTGGTGAGAAAGTAATATCGGAGGACGATTTAGCTAAGTGGGATATTGCTAGCAATTTCTTAAAAGAAGCATGGATACCTGAGTCTTATGTGGTCGAGCTTGAGGACACTAATGTAATTGAAAAAGAGGTAGAGTTTGATGAAACCACGAAGGAGACACAAAGGCAGAAGCTTATTGATGAGATAAACAGGGAGACGAAGATTATAAAGAGGCTCCGCACGGGTGTGGAAAATCTCAGAAAAACTGGCAAAAGAAGTAAGTACCAAAAAGAATCTTTCTCAGACACTCCACGGAAGGTGTATCTAGCGAAAGGAAGCAGAAGAGAAGAGACAGGAGATACCCGCCCGTCAAAACGTGCTACTGAGATAGAGATTGACCAAAAGAAAATACAAGAGCTTCAAACAAAGATAGAGAAACTTGCTGACAGGCTAAATAGTATTAAGTCAGTCAAGGCAAAGCCTGAAGTAAAGATGCAGGACACCGTGGTAGAGGACGGGATGTTACTATCTGAATTTGCTCAGACATTATCTGAGTTCGTAGGGTTTCATGATGGTATGAGTTTCCTAGACGACCCATACTATAATGCACTTGCTGACCAGGTATCTATTGCAGTCAGAACGCAGGAGAGCGTAACCACACTAGACCAAAGGATTCGACATGTTGGCATGATGAGTCCTGCCACAGGACAGGTTGAGGAATCTGCACCATTAGTATTTGATGAAAAATCAGCACAGGATGCCGACCGAATAGCAAGAGAGCGAAGAAGTATTGCTGTTAGAAAGTCAGGAAATCCTCTCACTGAAATGGGGATGGATGAACAACTTGCTGACAATCAGTTGGCAATTAGTAACTTTCTTGATGGTGGACAGATAGATGTACCATTCTCAGCTATTGTAGGATTTGAAAGAATACTGGAAATTATTGAGTCAGGAACAAGCTTCCGTGAGGAGAAAGCGATTGGATACATAGTTCGAAAACTCAAAGCAAACAAGGCACTAAAGAATACAAAGATACGATTTGTGCCATGGGAGAAGTATAGTCGTGTGGCATCCACCAATGAGTATGGCTACTCAGCTGCTCAGTATATGTTTGGTCGTGATGAGATATGGGTGTCTGATGTATTCGGGGATGGTTCCGGAACATCAATGGAGAACCTTGTGACCTCTATTGTTCATGAGGCAATCCATGTGCCAACCAAGATATTCCTTGATGTTGGTTATGCCTTTAGTACGAACAACACGCAGGCGATTTCCGAACTGAAAGATAAATCTTTCGGCGAAGAGTATGGCAAGATGTATAGTCATATTCAGGATGTATTGCTTCCTATGCTCCGCAAGAGTGGTGGGGCGGACATGATATATGGATTATCATCACCTGATGAATTTCTTTCCGAGGTAGGTAGTGACTACCGATTACGCTCATTTCTTCGTGAGTATAAACTGACAAACGAAGAAAGAAAAGCACTTGGCATACGACCAAAGTCCAAGATTCGTACAGCATGGGATTGGGTTGTTAATTTATTGGCAAAACTCCTAGGGGTGAGTGAGCGTGCAAGCCAAGAACCTGAGATGCTTGCTTATGCAGAGAAGACGCTCAACCAAGTTATCTCTAGGGCTGACAGATTAGGCGCTATGGGTAATGCCATTAATGCAGTAAATGTGCGTGGCATATCTACATTGGATATATTTGCAGGACCTAACAGGCAGATTGAGCCTGGGCAAAAAGTACGAGAGAACTTATTAGAGTTTAAATGGCTAGATGGCACTAGACGTAAGCATATTTACGACAGGGATGCCAAGCTAGTAACCAAAGCCACCGCTCGGATTATTAACTCGAATCCACTTGTAAAAGAAGCTTTTGATAGAGGGTTAATAAAAGAGGGCGACGAGGTGAAGTTGCCAATGAAGGATTCTATTAATGGGTTTGTAGTTCCCGAAGACGCATATTTAGGCGACATCCTTGAGCATCCCGAATTATTCAAGGCTTACCCACAGCTTAAAAGAGTTAGGATAAGAAAGTCTCCTGGTAGTAGTCCTTATGTAGGAGCATGGAATGGAACCTGGGACCCAAGTATTCCTGGTTGGAGGAGTGAGCCGACGATAGAGTTGGCAGAAAATGCCTCAAATGTACGCGGGACTTTAATACATGAGATACAGCATGCGGTAGATGAGATTGAAGGATTTCCTCGCGGTTCAAACAGTGAAATTGCTGAAGGAATCATGATGGCCCTGTTTATATTTACAGGTGGTGGTGAAACATTTACGATTAGTGATTTAACAGACAAGATTATTCCTGCAGTCGCAAAGACAAGAGATATAGTCCTTGCGAGACAGTATAGCGATGAACTGCGTGATACATACGACAAGCATCAGTACTTCTATCTACATAGTGTTTTAAGCACATTGCATGATGCCTTATCTAGTATCGACCTTGACCCAATCTCGATGGATAGTCTCACGCCTCAAGAGTTCCTTGCGGAAGCAAGTATAACCACTGAGTCGGACCACACTTATTGGTTAAAAGATATTTTATATTTTTGGAACTTTGGAGAAATCACTTCGAGGACTCAAGAGAGGTTGTTGCAAGATGACATCGAGGCAACAGGCGACCAATTTGGAGAGGTTGTGCTTGGTGCAAAGGATGATGCTAAGCTAGATGATGCCAAGTTGAGCAAGCTGCAGGACCAAATGGATGACAAATTTAAGCCCGGTGCGGCATGGTCAATGCCTCCAGGATGGTGGCTCTCACGGGAGATGCCTAATTTAGTCAATAAGCAAGACGAAGTCTTTGATGTGCTAACTGCAATCAAGCAAGCTTCGGATACCTATACAGGTGCGTTCTCAGCCTCATCAAACCCGTCCCCAGCAAACAAGGAATCTATTCCTCGCCCTGACGATAGTGCTAGAGTATACCATGAGGCCACCGCAGGAGGCATAAATGAATTAGTAACAGCACTCACTCAAGCATTCAAGGCAAGCGTAGATAAACTACCTGGCGCAGATATTAATAGCTTTATAGATAAGTATGGCAAAATGGCACTTGGGTTCGGTACTCATAGTGTAAGCTCAGCAATGAAGGCAGTTGGTAAAAACCTTCAGCCTTTTGAAATAGATGTAAAAACGGTAAAGATTACAGATGCCGGTCGTAACCGAGTGGCAAAGCTTTATGGTATTCGTAACGCAATTGCATACATTGAGAGAACAAGGGAGCATGCAAGAAATACTATAGCCGACCTAGTAACAAGTCTCGAGGCAAACCAAATAGAGGTAGCTAGTCACAAGAAACTACTTAAGGCACTAGAAACAAGACAACTAGAATCCATTGAGGGTCTGTCTAGTGCGATACGCGATAAGATTGTAGGGCAAGCGGACTCAGCTTCTAGCCAATCATCCAAGGCATTTGAGCGTTTAGAAAAGTACTTACAGTACCTGCCTAACTCAGAATTAACACAGGCAGACCTCAAGGAAATGCAGGGCGTCACAAATAAAGAGATTGGTGATGCTATGGTAGCGATAATTAATCAGCCTGGCGTTTTGGAGGAGTCATCACTAGATGAAATAAATGGGTTTGTGGAGACAGCAATTGTGCCCGGTCTTGCTGGGTTCCAAGGCAACGACAAGCAGACAGCACTTCGCAGGACTGCTCTTGTTTATGCGATTAAGAATAGCGGTGACATTATGTCATTGCTTCGTCTTGCTAGAAACAAATTGGGCGTTGAGCAAAAAGAATTTCTTGAAGCAGGATACAGTATACTGAAAGCCAAATCCAAAAAGGAAGTAGAGGCGGTAGCTAATAAATTTCAGGACAGACTTAAAACAAAGATTAAGCATATCAAGCATGCCAAGATGCGCGTGATTGAGCTAGAGGAGTCAGTCAAGGGTATCGAGAACGAGGTAAATATAAATAAAATTATAGACGAAACACTTAAGGCTCGGTCAGATAAGTATAGGTTCACATTAGGGGAACTTGAAGATTTTGATATTCGTGACGGAAGTAAGATTCGCGTCATGAGAAAGAATGCTAAGGGAGAGTACGATAGGAAATCATTCCAAGTGTTCGAAGTGAAGTTTCAAAACGGCGACCTCGTGAACAGAAAAGAGTTCATTAAGGCAAACAGAGAGACCCTTGAGTGGGTCAGGAATCATGGCTCAGATTATAGGAATGAACCATGGTTCGACATTATGCGCGAGCAAGCAGAGATTGCTCTCACCCTTCCAGTAACGCAACAATGGACTGCTGCTCGTAGAAGTGCATGGATGGCAGGCTTGGAAAGTTTGAATCAAAGATTCTCTCGCTTGGGTTACGAAGGAAAAAGATTGGCTCAGATGACAAGTAGAACAGTTGCTCTTTACAGAGACCTGATTTCTAAGTCCATGAGATACTCTAAAGAATTTAATCGTGCCTACCAAAACGCAACAAAGGCAGTTGGTGAAACAGGAACATCGTTCTACACGGGACTATATCAAGATATTTTTTGGTGGTTTGATAATCATCCTGAGTATGCAGAAAACGAGACCGAAGCGTTTACTGCAATGTGGAAAGATATGCGCAAGAGTGGAAGGGTTAAAGATAAGACAAAGCTTAATGATGAGTCACGCAGGGCTGTCAAAACTCTTGTTGAGAAAACAATACAATCAAGAGATTGGGAGGCTAAGGTAAATCGTGACCTTGGCAATCGTATCCGTGATGACAAGGTAAAGGTGCAGTCATATTTAGACGGAGAGAAAAGCGTGGACTTTTATCGTATGCCACTAGACATGGGTTATGCGACCCTGCCTAGAGCAATCAATGACTCCAAGGTAAACTCTTTGGTTGAGTACATGGAAGGTAAAGGCTGGGCAGAAAACATCAATAACATGGCAGGGTTTGAAATGATTACCATGCTCCACAGAAACGGAGAGATTGATGAGATGGTCGGAGAGATAGAAGACTACTTTGACGAACAGGTTGTTCAACGCTTTGTCAATCCACACATGGACTCAATGAATAGAAAGAGTCTATTCTTCGGTCCTCAAGACAAAGACGGATGGGGACAAGAGCTATCGAATACATATGTGGGCGAGAAGTGGAGAAGTTCGGACGGCAATGTGATTAAGTTTATGGATGCCATCTATGCCGACTATGCATCCATGTCATCTGATTTAAATAACCCACAAGCAAGAGCTGATTGGTATCTAAGTATGTTTAAGCAACTGCATAAAAGATATCGAGAACTTGCTAATGTGTCTAATGATATCAAAAGTAGGGCAGAGACAGAAACGAGAGAGACAGAAGCACTCAAACATGTGCCACGCTCACTTGATGCAAGGCAGGTAGAAAGCAGACTACCAAAGGAGTTTTTTCTATACGATATGTATGATGAGGTGAGCACGCCAATCCGTATGGCAATGTTCTCGGCAGCCTCGGTGTTTGGGAGAGATGGCAGTAAAGCTACAGAAGCATTTAGTGGTGGTCGTGGAGAGCTCAAGAAGTCATATGATTTATTTAGAACTGTAATCGCAGAAGCTACCGGAGAAGCACCCGATAAGCCAAACGCTCGCTACTCAAAAGCAGTTAGAAAAGAAGCACATCGAGTCCTGAAGGATATGGGATATGATAAACCAAGAGAAAAGTTCGATAAGATTTACAATGACTCTGTTGCTTATGGAGAGATGCTCACAACCTTTAGGCATTTAAAAGCATACTATGGTGCAAATAATGATGCCGGTCCATTTAAGGATGCCAGGTTCCTGCTCGAATTGCTAGGGACGCAATCCTTAACTGTACTTAATAACCCGAAGTCATCCTTTTGGCAGGGCATGTCCTTGTTTGAGTTTCCTTTAGCGTTCAGGGGTGCTAATAAGATGGCAGCCAAAGGAACTGCAAAAGCACTCGCAAACTTTGCAAATCAAACATTTGGCGGAGTTGCGGAAGCATTAGGTATGCAGTTGGATAGAGTTGGCAGATATGCATCAAGCCTGAATAACACGCACTTCAGGATGGAAGAGATGGAGCTTTCGTTGAGAGATTACCTTACTCAGGTAGGCAGGGGTGGCGACTTGATGGACCCATCAAACATGAAGCGTTACCTAAGAATCATCAAAGGTATCTCCACTCACCACAAGAAGCGTGGTACTCGTGCTCCCGTGGACTTAATGACTGCCGTTACTGGAATTTTCCCATATGTAAATAATGTGGTCAACCACTCCGTGGGCGTGGGTGCTGCATATGCATATCAGGATTTGGTGTTAAAAGTAGCTAGGCACATAAAGAACAATGGTCTGCGTGACTTTCAAGAAATTAGTGCTGATGACTTGGGTATGGGGCAAAGTAGTTTTGAGTGGATAGTTGGGGAGAAAGACGGGTATGTAAATGCTAACAACATGTTAGTTGACGCAGGCGCACCTACAGTATCCCGAATGGCATTTGATTACCTAGACAGATTGCGTAGCGACCCTAATGCACCTGTGATGTCTCACGAGCAGATACTCATGGTCAATCAAGTTGCTATGAATAATATGTCAGGGGAAGGATTTAATTCTAAGCCGGCATGGTTATACACTAATCCGATGATGAAGTATTTTGCATTCTTCCTAGGGTGGCCCCTTGGTAAGATGGCACGGGATAATAAGTTTATCTTCCGTGGAGATACTGACTCAGTAAATAGCTATGCAGCTTTCCTAAAGTACCTTGGATTAATGTCAGCGATTTATTTACCTGTCGGACTATCTTTCGCATTCTTGATTGATTGGTATGACGAAGAGGTGCTAGGTAAGCCAAACTCTTTACCACCACTTACACCATGGGCTATGCTTCCTGTTGTTGGTCCTGGAATTGCGATGTCAGATGAGCAGTCATCATTCTTTGGACTAACCTCACGCATGGCAAAAGCGGGCACTCCTTACGGCATGGGTTTTGATTTAATGAACTCCATGATGGCAAAGGGTGACACTTATGGAGGCGTGCAGGAGTTTAGTTTGGACAGTAGGATTTTCGCGTTTTCTATTATAAAAAACATATACGACTCTATGGGAAACTGGATGCACCAAGGAGAGTTCGATTGGGGCAATGTAGGGCGACCTTTAACTTATGCGTTTGGCGGTAACTCTGCTCTGCAGGCATTTGACGCAACTAATAACTTGTTTGATTTAGATAACTTTGAGTCACGGGTTGCTGATTACATAGGAGTTAGGGCGAGCGTAAAGAAGACTGCATTTCTGATGGGGATGAATCTTAGAGGACCAAGTCAAGGGTTTGGTAGACCTAGTAAGTTGTCAGTAAATGTGAAGCAAATGGAAAGGGCAGCTTATGCAGGAGATGAGGAAGACTTTAACAAGCAGTATGAGGAGGCACTAGAAGCCGCCCGTGAGTACCTTGAGGATAATCCGCAGATGCGAGGGACTCCTGAAAACATAGTTTTAAAAAGATTTAAAGATAGAGGACTACGCTCAGGTATAACCCGTCATAAAATCCCGGATGCCGAATGGGAGGCCTTGCTAGAATTAATGCCTTCAGACCAGCGCGCAAAAGTAAAAAGGTATGAAGGAAATCATCAATACTTCATACAGGAGATGGGGTTGAAGGAGCCTGAGGCAGGTCCTACCAGTATGGATGAGTTAAGAAGGAAGGCTTTGCTAGGTTTCTAATGAGCCACAACAAAAGAGCAGGGACACTTTACGAGGTTATGTTTACGCAGGAGGCGTTATCAAGAGGCCTGGATGTCTGCCAAACAGAAGGAGATTACCTTCCTTACGACTGCATAGTGGATAACGGAAATAAACTATGGAGAATCCAGGTAAAAGGCACTGCCCGCAAAAACTCACCAAAGGGATACAATATCACCACAGCGATGGGTGCAAAAACATCTCGAAAGAATCACTACAAAGAAGACGCCTATGATATACTTGCTGCCCTAGTAATTGGGGACATGGACAAGTATTGGTACATTATTCCGAAGCAGGCAATCGGAAGAAATCTTACAATAAAACTATTCCCAAACCCTAGTAGTCAAGCCAAGTTTGAGAAATATAGGCACGGGTGGGATTTATTAATTTGCTAGTTGTTACTAGAGAAAATAAATTACTATATGCATATTCACATACTCAAAACCGAAGAATTTAATTTCACTGTAATATCAACTTCAGAGTATGTGGATTGGGAGGAAATTATAGACAATTTCATAGAGGGAGTATTAGTCCATGGGTAAGAAGGGTGTATACAGTAAAAGCGCAAAACCTCGCAGTAAATATCAGCGCAAATACAATTCTACATCAGAGCAGAACGAGCGCAGGTCGTCTAGGAATAAGGCTAGAAGAAAACTCAAGTGTGGTCCTGGTAAAGATGTGCACCACAAGGATGGCAACCCAATGAATAATAGTCGCAAGAATTTATCATGCGTAAGCAAAAAAAGTAACCGCAGTAAGAATAAGAAAAATGGACGAAAGTAATGAAGGCGAAGAGGTAGACGGAAACCTCGAATACGACATAATACCGGACTTTGACAGAAATGCCTAAGGACGCTTGTTATAAAAAAGTAAAAGCACAGTATAAGGTTTTTCCTTCTGCTCGTGCTAGTCAGGCTATTGCAAAGTGCAGGAAGAAAAAAGGCACTGTCAAGAAGTCTGCCAAGGGCGCAGCAATCAAACGCTGGGGTAAAGAAAAGTGGACTGACCAACATGGTCGTGCATGTGGTAGTAAAAAGTCAAAAGGTACGGTCAAGTGTCGACCAAAGAAAAGAGTTTCTAAATCAACACCTAAAACTTGGAAACAAGTGGGCAAACGAAAGCGTTCCCTTGTAGCAGAAAAAAAACGAGTAGGCATGGGGCGCAGGACAAAAAAGGCATAATCATGGCATATGGTAAAAAAAGTAAAGCAAAGAGTAGTAACGCGGGCAAAAAGCCTTTTAAACCATGCAGGGGGTGTCCATCTCCCGCAGCTTGTAAAAAAGCTAAGAAATGTAAAGGGAAGAAGAAATGAAGAAAGGAGGAGCATGCTGTATGCATTGTGCAGGTAAAAAGAAAAAGAGTACCAAGAAAAGAGCGGTGAAGAGAAAACCGGTTAAAAAATCTACAAAGAGGAAATACTGATGCCAGCTAGAAAGAAAGCGTGTAAGCCCACGAAGGGTAAAAGGTTTGCTAAACGAGTAAATGGCAAGTGCCGAAGCTTTGGACAGAAAGGTAAGGCAAAAAGTGGCGGGGACAGGATTCGTCCTGGCACCAAGAAAGGTGATGCGTATTGTGCAAGAAGTGCGGGGATTAAAAAATGCAAGAAGCCACCCTGCGCCAATGCTCTATCCCGCAAGAAGTGGAAGTGTCGTGGTAAGAAGTCCATGCGATGACTGACTTGAATGAGCATGCAACGGCCAAAGTCCAACTCGCTTTCGCTGCGAAAGTAATTGGTTTAGTTGGTACCTTGGTATGGGGGTATAGTGCGATTGTAAATCGGTTGAATACAATAGAAAACGACATCATAAGGATGTACCATGAACTAGAACTCAATTCGGAATTTCGCATAAAATGGCCTCGTGGCGAGATTGGTGCATTGCCTGCAGACGCGACTCAAGACATGAATATTGAGCACCTTAAGAGTCGGGTTAATAAACTAGACGAGCATGTTGATAAACTTAGGCATGGCACAAATGGCACAAATGGAGTTCAGCATTAAGGTGTCGCCTGAGGGCTTAAACAACAATCGCGTGATAGTTGCATATGATGCAGATGATGCTTTTGCCGGTAGGTATATTAAAGATAAGTACCCATCCGATGTTCATAAATTTTATTTAAAAAATTATGAGAATTATGACCGAGTATTTCTTGGGGTGGACGGAATGAAAGGTGTGAGAAAGTTGTACTTGGAGGCAGATGCGCATGGCATGATAGCAATGGAGTCCAAGGGCGATAAGCGTAGTTACAAAAAATACACGGAGGAGAAATTGCCTATTCACACTTACCATTGCTACGAGACAGATTCACAATTTAAAAAAAATGACAAGAAGCATATCTGCTTTGGAGTATTCCGCCCAATGAAAGCATATGCTGGTGTTCTGCTTGGTCTATGCAAGCAGTATGCCGATGACCTTTATACAGATTTTGAGGAATGGATATCCCTAGAGAAGCGGAAGCTTACATGGATAGGGGTATCTGAAAATTCATTTACCGTGTATTACACAACATGACAGAAGAAGAAAAAGGGGACGGGGAAAAGTTTGCCGAAGAGATTGTTTCAGTCTGCTTAAGGTGGTGGGAGGAGTCAGACCTTGACGAGCAGGATATGTGGGCGTTTGGGAAAACTGCGCTAGAAGCATTCTGTAAAGAGCAAGTAGTGTTTGAAGCAGACTTTTCCTTGGAAGAGGATGAAGAAGACGAGGACTAAGCGTTCGGTCATCCAAGAAGAAAAAGCCCTAAAAAAAATGGTGGCTGAAGGATATGATGATTTTTGGAAACGACGTGGCGTTCCATCTCCTCCTGCATCCTATAACTACCAACACCCCCGAAAGAAGTCAAAGCCTGGAGCCCGTATCATATAGTTGTGTGGTGCTTTCATTGGCGTGCCCCACCATTACTGCAATATCGCTAAGCTCCTTACCTTCGCGTGCGCATCTAGTAACAAATGAACGCCTGAAAGAATGGAAGCGCTTACCTTCTTCATATGCTTTCGGATGCTTTCGTTCTAATTCTCTACCGAAGTATACAGCAAGCGTGGCTCGCGAGGATACATTGTCATAGATTTTTTTCCATATAGGAAAGCAATACTTCTTATCCTCCGGCTCAATCCTAGCGATAGTATCATGAAGAATCCCTCCGCCTATTAGCTCGTCATCTATTGGAAGTGATACTCTAGCATCTGTTTTCTGTGTATGCACAGTCAGATACTTATCATTAAACATATCCCATTCTAAGCTTGCGATATCACCTATGCGTAACCCTGTCCACCAGGCAAAGTCAGCGGCAATGCTCCAGAAGTATGAGCAGTGCTTACGGATTCTTTCGTAGTCTGACTTAGTGAAAGCTATGGATTTCTTTTTCTCCTTCTGCTTGTGGGACAACAATGATTTATCCACAGACACCCCATAGGAAGGGTCCTTGAGGATGTAAGCATTGGCAATTGCATAGGTCAGTAAACCTTTGACTGCTGTTAGTTTTTTGCACTTATGATTATACGAAGTCTTATCACTTACATTTACAAACTCATAGATATGCTTGGTTGTAATGCTGGATATCTTTGAATTTTGTAGCTTTGAGAATTTAAGGAATGAATTAATAACAGTCCCTTCAGTATAGATTGTATGCTTCGAGTGGGACTTCATCTTCCTAAACTCCTCATATTCACCAACCACCTCCTGAATCTTTATATTCTTCCCTGCAACAATGGCAGTAATTGTGTCACGGGTAAGTGCTTTTATCCTGGCAGCAGCTTCTATCTCTGCCAACTTAGCCTCCTTAGCTAACATCTTGGCTTCATCTTTGTTCCTTGTTCCAAGTGAACGCTTAATGATTTTACCATTTGCTGTCTTAATCACGGCAGAATAAATGCCGGTTTTCTTATTCTTTTCGTATCTCATTGTTACTTATTGTTATTAGTTACTTAAAATCAAGCAACCAAAGGGTCAAGCAATCCCTCTCTCATTTTTAGCCAAGTCTCCTCTGTGGCAAACTCAGCAGGCTCACCCCGGTCATACTCCTTCCATCCATCAATATGCTCGGCAAGAATTTCGGATGTATCAACGGAGATGACATCATTATCAACACGCTCGCCTCGTAGGCAGATGGTAGCAGCATCTTCCTTGTTGGCTAGCTTGTCGAACATAAGCTCCTCGATGGAATCATTGTGGAGTATGACATATATCTTAACGGGCTTGGGACTATTGAGTCTCCATACACGACCCTTCGCTTGCGAGAATGTGCCGTACGACCACTCAAGGCTACCAATGATAAGATTGGAGCATTGCTGAAAGCTGTACGACTGAGCACACTTGATGCCCATAAGCATCACCTGAGTCTTGCCTGCTTTGAATGCTGAAGCTTCTGCCGCATGGTCGGTGACTGTACCATCAATACGACTGTATGTGATACCGCAGGACTCCAAGCGTGTGGCAATCTCATTGCTCATATTGATGCGAGCAGAAACATGAACCACCTGCTCACCATTGGACACGCACTTGAATATGGTATCCATAATGGTAATAAGCTTGGGATTGCAGTTGGATGACACAACTGGACGATTCTCATCGTCATACTCAACACCCGCAGGGTCAGCACATATACCACGAAGGTAAGACAACTGAACACCATAACGGAATCGTGGGTCAGCACATGGAATCTTAGCAACATCAAGGTAGTATGAATAGAGTGCACGTTGCTCGGCGCCCATAGGGACGCGAACATCAATGACCTCGCATGGTTGCAGGTCAGGGTTGCATTGCTCTTTACTAATGTAGGCAACGGTTGGTCGCAGTAACTTGAGAAGAGCAGCAGGCTCAGATATGAGCGGTGACTTGCGTGGGGCAGGTGGGTTGCGACCCGCTTGTCTATTAAGCAACTCTTGTGTAAGGTCACGCTCGACAGAGGAAAACCTCTGCTTGAATCTGCTAATCTCCTCGCGAGTGAATGGCCAGCGAGGATTACTGCGCTCGCCCTGATACCAATCAGGCACACACAACCAACCCATGAGTGAGAAGATATTCCATACCATATTGGGTATCGGTGTGGCAGACAGAGCGAACTTGTACCGTGGCTGTAGTCGAATCAAGTTGTTAGTAACTTGACTGTTGAGATTGCAGATAAGGTGTGCCTCATCAAGAATAACCATATCCCACACCTCACCGATAATGGTAGACAAGCATGGCTCCATGACACACTTGATACCATTACTCACACAACCAATACCCTGTGAGAGGTATTGCGAGAATGAGTTTCTGTCTGTATTAAATCCAGAAGCGGATAACTCCTTAGAGAATCGCTTGCGGAACTTCTTCTCAATCTTCTCATCATTATTAGTCCAAGCTTCCGGTATCTGCTCGAAAGCACCTGTGCGGAACATGGCATGGTCGTATGTTACATATACGCCATTTGGTAGCTCACCATGATTTGCCTCAAGTATTTCATAGTAGTCACTCTTACTGAACAGCTTGTGGACAGGCATTTCGGGAGCAAACGTCTTGAACTCCTTAATCCACTGAGCAGGGTCATGGTTTGTCTCAACGCCATGCTCATCCTTGACTGTGCCCTTGGGGGCAACAACCAGTGTCTTGCCTGCATTCTTTGCGGTAATCAAAGATATAGCGATGAGGGTCTTACCGCACCCGGTATCAGCAGAGACAAGAGCAGAGTCAACGCAACCAACTGAGGAAATGTAGTCGAGTTGCCCAGGATAGAAGTTGAAGTCATTAACGAACTCGTGCATCTCAAGCCGAGAGCGAATGTCATCAAACTTCTCGCGATACTTAGTACGAACATTGGGAATGGCAGGCTTGTCAAAGAACTCCCACACTTGCTCGCCCTTGATTTGCCTGTCGCCCACCGCATGGTCGCGAAACATAATCATGCGTCCTGCATCATCAGTGAAGCGGAACGCATCATCCTTGCCGACAAGCATCATCTCATGAGTCATGGCATACGATGACCGAGTCTCCTCATTGAAGTGCATCTTCTTGCGACGAAACGGTACATTGTACTTTGGCGCAGACCTGCTGAACGCGTATGTCCTGCCTTCAGTGATGAACATGTGAGGGCCATTGACCGACTTGCGAGCAGTCAGTTCTTTGACTTCATCAATGTATGCAATCAACTCATAATCAGTTGGCTGCATGAGGGGTGGAGCAATAGTCTTGGACTCATTGAGTGCCTTGAGAATTACCCTGCGTGCCTCCGGCTGAATCAATACACGATTGTTATTAACAAGCTGTATCAATCTATCTCTGTCATCAACACTCGTAGTGAGTGCCATCGGTGTGCTACCGCGAACTAGGTCAAGAGCAAGCTCAACCTTGTCGCCTAGCCACCCTGAGGTATCAACCCCTAGCGTACCGCTGGAGTTGACCCATAGGTCATATGCGTGCATTAATCTTTAGTAACAAATGGGATAACTTGTAGGTTTGTCCCCATGGTTCTTGTTACGCTCTTTACTTCTTTGTACTCTTCATGGAGAAAGTCTCTGACCTTCTCCGCATCTTCTTTACTCTCGAATATTGCAGTAGTTCCGTCTTCTTCGTATTCGACAAAACTATACTCATCGAGGACAACATATCTTGTTGTTAGCATTTTATTGGGTTTGTAATACCACTTTCCAAATTGAGGAACACGCCTCTAATGTCAAGTGATGTTCGTCTGAACAATGTCCAAACAAAGTGTAGTGCATGGTTTGCAATCATGGAATTTATGAACAGGTCTTGACGATAATACTGGTCGATGCAGTTGGGTTCCTGAGGCTCATCGCCCTCGGTTAGTTCCTTGTCATACGGGAATGGTAGGTCACCCTTACTTTGCCCAAGGATAACTTGACCGGAAGCCCGTGAGTTACCGCAATCAATTATGTATGCATTGTCATTGTACTTAGCTTCACTGATTTCTTTGCGAGATGCTTTTGTGTCTACACAAGCAATACAGATGTGAGCTTTGGTATAGTTAGGTGCCTTACGCTTAACTGCTCGCCAATTCTGTCGATAGTAAAGGTTTACGCGCTCAATTAATACAGAGGATTTGTACTCGCCAACATCTGCTTCGTAGAATGCTTGCCTACCCACATTAGCATGGGTGACAATATCAGGGTCGTATGCGGTGACATGTATGCCAGGATGATTGAGTTCGCTAAGTGCTTTTGCAATCCTAGCTAAACCATTAATCACATGGCTACCTGTACCGCCACATCCGTAAACATCAATAAGTATTTTGTCTTCGGATAGATTTTCAATTTTATGTGACATTTTAAAAATAGATGGTGATGGGGCAGGTTACTGGTCATCATGCAGATTTGCTGCCTGCACTCTCATTGTCCCTTCATATCCTTCATTAACTAAGGAAAAAGACATGCCTATGGACCCCATCACCTGATTATGAATATAATTACACTAATCGAATATACATATGTCTATGTTACACGAAATAATTAATAACAAAATATAAACTCGCTAATCGTTTTATTCAAAGCTCGATTGTTATATTTTGGTTCTTGGTTAAAAGCGGACATGAAGAACGCATCCTCCCATTGGTCTCTGTCCTTCATCTTTTGAGTTTTAGGTAGTCGCACATTGCATGAACCCATGGCTTCGCCATGAACATCAATACCCCTAAATGGCGCGGCGAAAAGTGGCGTGTCATCGGTTGGCTCACCCTTGAATGCTGCAACGAATAACTTGTGTGACTGCACCTTGAATAATAGTCTTGGCATTCGGTATTGCTTGCGTGGCTTATCTACAACATCTAGGTATCGCATCCCTCCTTTCACCCACCACACCATTTTGTCTGCACTATAGTATAGTGTGTTAGGTTGGTAGCATAAGTCTTGTTTCTCTTCATCCGGCAGGAGTGAATATAGTTGCTCCTTACTGAATGGCTCAGGCGAATGAAACCTGCCTTTGTCATGCTTGAACATAACAGCAAGGTTTTGTTTAGTTTGCTCGTTTTTATAAAAAATCAATCCCTTGATGATTTCGAAATCAAAAGGAATAGTGGTAAGAGATTTCCTTAGAGTCATGTGATAAGTATTTGAATAATTTTATAAACGGAGCGGAAAGCTCCATGATTTCTTGTAGTCTGTCGATTGAGTGTATTAGTTCGGTGCATGTGCTATGCACTCCTGTCTCCATGTGGTACATACCAAGGTCATCAAGTGCTAACCATGACAGGTCATTGCCACGCTCAATACCAAAGTCTCTCTGACGCTTGGTTCGCTTGTTCTGCCAAGGCACAGTGTCGTGCCATACTGCTAGTCCAATAGGAAACAACTGAACATCATCATACTCTCTGTAGTTATCTTCCCACTTTTTGTGGGCTTCCAAGCACTCGTTGACGATTCTTGTTAAGTTTGGAGGTAACTCAGGCACACCATTCCAATCACCGACAGGCAAATCCCATACATCTAACTGATGCTGTTCATTCCACTCATATCCGCCGTACGGCTTGCAAGAGAACTCTTGCACAGTGTTAGGATTCCACACATGTAGCGGACACTTCTCAATTAACCATAACAGAAATGCACCCGCACGCTTGTAGTGCCGGTCAATGAGACCCACTCGACCGCCAACTGCAAAGGTAGTAACACCTGAACAGTGTGGGTCGATGAAAGCATATATGCCCCCGTCTTGTGTATGTGCAACACGAACAGTGAGGTCAAAGAATGGCTCTGAATCTCCATGCGCAATACTGTGTGCAATCTGTGTCAATTCATCATCTTCGTCAGGCTCCTTCTTGAATTGATAACTAGCAAGCCGAGAGTGATGATTAATATCGAGCGATACTCGTACATTGGTCGGGTAGATTGTGGGAACTCTCAGAAAAGGGGCGGCAGGGCAAGGGACGGTAGCGTCCCCTGTCCCTGTTTCGGTAACCCCGTCTGGATACTCGTAGATAATGTTAACCATTGGTCGAACTCATCATCCTTTAGTTCCGTAGTTTCCTGACATTGCGTACCCTGTTTTCCCTTCGAGCTTCCAGTTTTGCTGGTCGCCGTCGTAGAATGGTCCTGCGATTTCTCCATTTGTTAATGATGTGTATTGTCTAGCATATAACTCCATAACTTCGCGTGGGGTCATGGTAGGGTCAGGGTCAGGCAACTCCTTACCATTAAACTTGAACACACGCGTCAATTTATCTTCTTCGATACTCATTTCTTCCTTCCATTTGTAGATGACAATGCAAACCTAATAGGCTGTAGCTCCTGTAGCTTCTGCATCGCATCCTTTTGTATGGTGAACTGATTTGTGTAGAAGGAATCCGTCCTTGCTTTATGAACACGTTCAACAACTACAAGACTTGGTTGCTTACTGGATGCCTTCCATTCCTTTCCATACACAAGATAGTTGAGTTCCATCATGATTTCCACCGCCCGCGCCCGTTTGTCTTCAGGGATAGAACCCCATTTTGTTGATACTGATGTTTCCCTTGTCAGATGTTTCGAAATACTCGCATCTATTTTTGCAAGGTCATCTACCATTCCCTTTGTGAATTTGCCATATCCATTGGGTCTAGTATTAATCCATGCAGTATATGTCTTAGAGACAAAGCCGAACTTCTTGGGGATAGTCCCTTCCTTTCCATTATGTTCAGCCAATATCTTCCGCGCATGATTGGATAACACTTGCTTGGCAGTTTTCTCTAGTCTCTCACCCTCCTCCTTCTGTGCTAGTCCTTGCTCCAACTCAAACACTGCTTCGGATAAGTCTTGGTCATGGTCGACTTGAATTCGAATAACATCATCCCCGTCATCCATACTTGCTCCTGATTGCTCTTGTGCTTCAACCAGGGTATCTAGTTCATCTTCCATCATATTCCTAACTCGGCAATCTCATCTGCCATTGCATCTTTATTGTCATCAAGCCTGCTTGTATTATCAGAGAACAAGTCTCCCTGTTCAGCTGCCTGTGCTTTGCGTGCTTCCTCTTTCTTTTCTGCCGCTGTCTTTTTCTTAACAGCAGGCTTCTTGGCAGGTGTTGCTTTCTTGGCAGAAGCTTTCTTAGCTTTGGCAGCCTTGTCCAACTCTGCCTGTATTTGCTCCAGGTTGTCCTTGCCTTCCTTGAGCTTGGATGTCCACTCTTTAATCTTGGCAGGAGACTCTTTATCTAGCTCTTCAGCAGTACCTTTGAGGATGAATGGGTTTTGCAATACAGACTTGTCTGCATCACCCAGTTTCAGTTTATCACCTGTTATTTTGGGTAGATATATTACTCGTATTCTGCCGTCATCCATTTTGGATGCGACAATCTCTACTTGATAGCCTTCCTCAAGCAGATGTTGTATGTCTGTTATTTTCAATCTTCTTTAATCTTTTTTATTCTACTTGGATGCCTAAGTTTCCTTAGGGCAATCGCTTCTATTTGCCTTACTCTTTCTCTTGTGATGCCCACGCTCTTGCCAATCTCATCAAGAGTTAATGCGTATCCTTCAGGCAAGTGGTCGCGAGCCCACGCCACAAGCTTTTTAAGCCTGTGACCTGAGTCGCCGCCTGACATACGAGGTATGCTAATTCGCATTCCCGTACGACTGTTTGTTCCTGTTATGCACCCTGCTGTGCCTCTCATAAATCACGCATTGCGTTGAAGAGAGAAGCTACCTTCTTCTCCAACTTGTCGAGACGGGCATTAACCTCAGTAAGGTCAACCTCAGGTGCAGGAGTATCCTCCGGAGGTGAATCATTCGCCACCGCAGTACGAGTGACAAAGTCAGAGAGTGCATCAAGCAGACGCATCTCCGAATGAGCGTGGCTCTCAACCTTGGCAATGCCGCCTTCTTCAAGGCGTTGCTCATGCTTCATTGCCTCCTCATGGGTCTCATCGAAGTCCCCATTGTCATCCTCATGAGGCTCACACTCCTTGCCATTGGGGCAAGGCTCACCATTGCAAGTCTCCATGCAATCTTCTTCCTCTTCCTTCGGCTCATTAACGATTGAAACAGGAGCCTGCTCGGCCGCCGCAATCTTCTGAGCTTTCTCCTTTTCAGCACGTGCAAGAGCGACCATGTCGACCTCTTCCTCTTCTCTAGGAGCATCCTCACCAATGTGCATATCCGGACGCTTCTTATCGAACTCACCCTTATTCACACGCTCAAGCCACTGCTTGTAGTATCGGTCTTTTGTTTGAGCAATGAATGAATCTTCATCACTCGCACCCTTGTCAGGAGCATCGTCGGGCTTAGGTAAGAATGACCACTCGTTGTCATTGGCGACATTCATAATGGTCATAATCTTGGGGTTAACACGCTTTAAGCAATTTCTGACGAAGTTGACTTTGACTTCATCGCCGTGCTTTGCGGCTCTCTCTTTAAGCGCTTCGTACAAATCAACGAAAGCGGCAGTTTTATATGTTTGTGACATAAATATTAAGTTAGTAATTCAGCTTGGAATATTTGCAGTTCTTTGAATGCTTGTCGTAAATCACCACCTGATGCTTTGGCTGCATTCAGAGCCACATATTCAGGGCAGTTTTCTTTCACTATGCGTGATAGTCCTTCCGAAATTTCATCTACAGGAGGATAGTCGAGGTGGTATTTGGTGAGTCGCGAAAGAAACTTAGTGGATAAATACTCATCCTTGTCAGTCTTCGACAACTTGAGGGTTGCCTGCTTGCCTTCGGTAGCAACCTTGGCGTTGGTTGTACACATAACCAAGTAACCTTCAGGCAGCTCATCCTCCAGCCAATCAAGCATTAAGTCTTGAGCAGCAGGCTGTACCTTGTCGGCTTCGTTAATAATCAACGCACGATTGCCATACATCCATGACATCCTGGTCTCATTTATTAAATCCTGTACCCACTCTTTGGATACAGCACGACCCATCCATGATTTAATACAGATGGAACGATTACGCTCATCAGGAACCCACTTGTTACTAAGTAGTCTTGCAATGGTTGTCTTGCCACATCCGGGGGGACCTGACAGAACATACCTGCCTGAGCGAGCACGACCTGTTTGCTCAGAGAATGCATCGAGTTGCGTCTCTATGTTTCTATATATCTGTTGAGTCTTCGACCCAATAAGCTCATCCACATTGGATGGTTGCCATGTTGACCAGTTCTTCAATGTTATGCGTCCCCTTGTGCGGTAATTATTCTTCGTATTTGGGTATATCCTTCATCATCACCGACGTAGTATTGACTAGGTTTTCTGAATCCTTGGTCTTCAGACTTGTCAAGGTGCACAAGAATCTCACGAATATCTCTTGTCTCCTGCACGGTGTTACAATTGTCACTGTAGAGTATATACTTGTATGTGTCACAAGCTAGGGAGTGACCAAGGAATGTTATCAGCTGTAAGCGTGACCTAATCTCAAAACAATTTGGGTCATCCCAAATTATAATGTAATAGCTTAGGTCTACGTCATACTCGCCCTCATGCACACAATCAGTGTGGTATGCTCCTTTGCTCATCTTGGATTTGATGGTAATTCAGCGGTGCCATTTATATCTTTATTGATGCTCCTAACCAATGCCAGGTCATATGCGTTCAAGGCATTGAACCAAGAAGCATTGGCATCATTGATATGGATGGTATTTTGTATATCAGGTTTACCGTCGGCTTGCAGTGGACCAATGTATCCGTCCGTCTGTATATACGAGCCAACGCTCGGTAGTATTATTTGGTCTGTCATAATAAATTTGTTTGAACATTATTGTGAATGATTGATTGCCCGAACTTGCGGGCTGACTTAATCCTTTTGCGAGATGTACGCTCCTTGCCTGCCATGCGGTCGGCAAAGTCATAAGCAAACGAGTCAGCAGAATGGATTCGGTCTTTGATGTTAGCTTGTGCTAGACCTGTCTTCTTGAACCCAAACAGATGCACCTTATGGTACTCGTAATTAATGCAACTGCCTAGCCTGTCTAGTATCTGCGATACAACCTCAGGATTAGTGTTGCGTTTACATGTAGAGCCAATGCCTATCCAATGACCTGTATTGAGTAGCTCTCCTGTATGCCCATGGTAATACGGTCTGTCCATGAACGGGCAGTGCCACTCCTTACCATTCCAATACCTTCTATTAGATAGCTCATTGCAGTACTTAATGTAGTGGTCGTAATAATCCTCGACCTCCCATCCTTGCAGAACAGGCATGACCGGAACTTTGAGTCCTTGTTTCACAGCCTCATCCATGATGTCGATGTACCTTTTAACTGTATTGTTCTGGTGTATTCTAACAGATGCTTTTCTGCCTTGTGACTGCAGTTCAGTAATAACGCTTGGCTCACACATATAATCCTGTGTGGCTATGCAAGCTAAGTCTCCTGCATCCTGAAAGCGTACGGCTAAGCGTACATACTCGGCAGGAGATTGTATGAAATCTCCATACTTTGTAACCTGCGTGAATGCTCCACTATCTAACATCCATCGCCCAACACTAGGGGGAGATTTTCTCCCCCGTAGTGCATAAGCGGATAACATGGCACCTGATTGGCAGTCTGAACCATCAGGCATTATTTCAGTCCTAGATAGTTTGTGTGCCTCCGAGAATCGGTCGGTGCCTGTGAAGTATTCCTTCATTGATTTAGTGCACGCTCAGCCTCTTCTTCTGTAGCGTAATACTTTTTCTTAGGGTCGTATAGCTCTTCGGATGTATCATCCCAGCAGGACCAAACCACTTTCCCGTCTTCAATCGTGAAGTAGTCATCACCCTCTTCAAAAGGGTAGACAACATCATCATCCTCGTAATCGAGAAATGTGTCTCTTGGCTCAATGGTATCAAGCCTTCTGTCTCCTAGCTTCATTCTTTGTAGAATTTGTGCTCTCCTGTGTATAGAGCATCCAATGCCCATCTGACTGCCTTGTAGTCTTGCTTGCCGTCATCGTCATACTCCCACAGCTCCTCTTCGCCAATGTTCACAAGGTCATCTTTTTTGCCTTCATACCACTCAGTCGCAGCCCATAGGATGGCGGTTAGTATATCTTTCGCATCTAATCTTCCGAGCAGTTCCCAAGTGGGTAGCTCGAAGTTCTTGTCAACCCACTCATAGTCAGTTGACGATAGTATTTCTTTATCCATGTATAAAAGGAAGGAAAGGCATAGGTATGCTTCCTTCGTGTTCATGACCAAGTATTTGCTTGGTCAAATAATCTATGCACTTATCCAAAGCTGGATAAATGTCCACCATGTCACACACTGTGCCATAGGAGTATATAACAGTTGTATGGTCACGCGCGAACTCCTTGCCAATCTCAGGCGTAGTACCATCTGTTAGTTCCCGGGAGAGAAACATTGCTACCTGTCGAGGAAACGCAATGTTGCCTGTCCGCCTCCTTGAAAGGAGGTCGGACATCTTAATGTTGTAGTAATCTGCTACAACTTCCTGAATACGATTAATAGTTGAGCCACTCATCATATCCAATTGGTTTTTCGTTACAGTTTATCGCCATCGCGTGATAGTTTTCGTATTTTTCTCGCAACGAACCGCCAGTATGCAGACCCATGTTGTCATCATGTTGGTATGCATCCTTCGTGTCGTTGCAGTTATCCCAGTGGTCATACGCTTCTTGCATGACCTTATCGTAGTCATCGGGGATATCGATAAACTCAGGTTTACCATCCTCGTCTAGGTATTGTGTTGGTATCATTGTATGTGTGCTGAATCCCATGTATTGGTAGCTTGGTCGTATCCATCCCATATAATCCCACGGGTCTTGCCCTTGATAATCATACGGGGTTGTTGCTTCCTGTTGTGCGTATGGAAGCCTCCATCAGACTTGATACTCTTGACGAACCGGCATTCGTTTTTGTAATGCACGGTCATTATATCAATACCTGTCTTTTGGTGCATGGGCTTATTGTAGTGTGCCCACCATGTGAGTCTGTTGGTCATCAGGCTGCTCTCTTCTGTTGCTCCTTCAGGTCATCAACAAATTCCTTCGCACGCTCTTCGTCAGTCATGACGCATAGCTTATCCAGGTACTTGTTGTAGTTCGGCATGGATGGTTTGTACCCTTTTAGTAAGGGTAACCCTGCCTTGTCTCGTGCAGTACTGATGTTCATCATGAATGCTTCATAGCTTCCACGTGTCCTACCTTCATGCATGTTTAAGTGTACATTTCTGTACGCAGTCTTACTGTATTTCTCTTTTGCTTCTTGTAGGCTCAACATCTCGAGATAAGTATGCCATAGGCGAATCATCTCGGTCTTTGTGTATGTTTTTTTCACTCTCTATTCAATTTGTCGACCCAGTGGTCTTGTGCTCGTATTGCTTCCCCGTAGGTGGGAAAGAATTTCCATGCGGATGCCAATGGATTAGGCAGGTATTTTATAAACAAGCAGTGCCTCTTACCTTTCGGACAGGTACCAAGCTGCTCTTCATATAATCCGTACTCATTAAGCTCCAATGAGTACTGATTATCCTTACCTGCTAGCCTACCTACATTAGTCATCTTTAATGGTGGCAGTTACCACCTCCTCCTTTAGGCTGTATCCGTTATCGTTGGCATAATTGACAACCATTTCGTGAGCTTGTGAGTCAGTTGTGACATACATAACCTCCTTCTCCATGTGGCAAGTACCCCAATCAATAGTAACTTTAGTTAGCTCAATCATGCTGCCTTCTTCTTCGCCTCCTTCGCCTGCCTTGCAGAAATCTTGTAATGTCTATTGAACCACTTGCTTGCAGGTTCCCGTGAAGCATTCGTACGTAGTCCAATGAACTTACTCATCTCATTTTCATCAGCTAGGAATGTGCACTCCTTGTCAGCCCATTCAGAGAACACACCATTGTACACCTTCGCACGAAAGCACCATTCCCATAGTGTCTTCTCAGTTATCTCGTTCATACCAAGAAACATGGTGAAGTAGATAACCAATTCTCTTTTGGTCTCGGATATATTATCCCACTCCTTAACCTTTTTTGCATTCCAGTCTAAACTCATCGTTCGTTAGGTAGCATTAGTGTGTATCCGAGTGCCATGTTCGGCCAATCATCACCGAAGTCATTCGCTCCCCTAATTGGGATAGCACCCTGTTCGAGATAGAACTTCCAACGACCAGGGGGATGATTAGTGATGTTGTATGTCCTGTGATACGCAGGAGGAATGTCTGTGTCCTGCCTCATGGTGAGCATGGCAGCAGTAACATTAAGCGCATGCTCTTCCATTACTACATCCTCTACTAATTTCTTAGGGATGCCATGCCTGTCCTTGAGTATATTGTGTGTCTTAACATCAAATCGCACACGGTCTAATCTTTCATACCCTTGCTCATGTGGCACAATTAGTTCAACCACAAGGAACTGCTCTTTCTTGAGCCGATGCTCAGCATTAATGAGTATGTCGTTCAATAACCAGTAGGATTCCGCTAGCTCCATATGCTGACGGACACCCTCGGTGTATATGTATCTCTCGCTTGTTAATGGCTCATTGTTGTAGAACCGGTCGGAGCCACCCGACATCATTGCTCTTGCTTCCTCAAGTTGTGAAGCAAGGACTGGTGTTGCTGTTGTTGTCATTATTTGTATCGGACTTTTATCCATTCGGATGTGTCCTTTTGATTCCATTTGTATGTATGGGTGCGCTTCTTTAGCACCACACCCTCATACGGCATATCCTCCCACTTCTCAGATAGGGATTTCATGTCTTCGTACATCGCTCCCGCAAGTGATATGTCAGGATACTCTTTAGTATTCACTCTGCCTGATACGCAGTCGCTCGATGGCAGAGCAAATATGTCGTACTTAATTTCCTCCCAATATGGCTGAGCGGGCAACCATGCCTTAATTATATCGTGACGCACATGGTATTCGGTAGCCTCCTCACTTATTGGTCTGCCGTTCCAAGTCTGAACATCTCGTCTCCCCATGCTCCGCATGTCAGGAATATCGAGTAGGGCACACTTGCCTTTGTTCGGACCGGATGCAATCATCTCAATGTCGAATACTCTGCACCCTGTGTTCGGCGTGAATATCTCACGCAACTCTTCATATATATGTTTCGTGTCACATTTGGTATACAATCCGCCGTGTCGGTTGAATGCATTGCCGTGTGATAGTATAACGCGATGCGTATGTCCGCGCCCACCATCTGTACCTAACTTTACTTGCTCAATCCATTCTCCCCGTAGGTTCTTGAATGTATGCTCCGAGCCCCTGATTGGACGCTCGGGTGTGCCTGGACATATATTACTCACTTCAATGTCCATCTCGCTCATTTTACTCATTTGAATCGTGATATGGGTTGCTCATCATAGTTACTCACCTCCTTGAGAGGGTGCATTACAGGCAATGTGGCAGTACTACCTCCGTATTCATCTTTAGTGATGACTAGCTCATATGGCATGATGGTGAGGTCAGAGTGCTCGTACATCCTAGTCATACCACTCTCCATCTGTCGTACACGCTGGATACACTTCCACAATGATGACACAATGACAGGCTTGCCGTCCTCACATATCATGTGTGACCCTTCGATGTGATACTTTGGGTCAGGCGGGCATACTTCTTCCTCAATGCTCACCGTATAACTCCTCATCTACGAGGTCCTGCACCATCTCTGATGCATCCGTTCCATTGTCACGAATAACCTCGTTTACATCCTCTGCAGTAACAGACTTGTAGTGTGGGTTGTACCTAAAGAGCATACCCCCAGGTTTCCTGAATCCACAGTGCAATATAAACCCACGCTCGAGGCCTTTCTCAATCAGCTGCTCCTCATTCAGGTCGAAGTTGAAGTCAGGTGCATGCCTCCTCCAGAACTCTTTACTTGTGAAGCTCCTCATAGTCCGTACCACCAAGGAAGTGGTTTAGGTTTGGGTGGATACAATGCATCATTCAGCTCCCGTATCTGTTCAAGTAGCTCAGAAGACGGATGCTCAGCATACTCGCAGAACATTTGCAGTAGTACTCTCTTAGAGAAATCCCTATTCATAGTCCTGGGTCCGCATCTGAATATTCATCAATGTACTCATCATATGAGCCATTGAGTCCACGCGTTTCATGTTCTTCTTCTTCAATGCACTTACGCAGGTAGCGTTCCCGTTCATCGGTCTCTTCGTTATAGAAGTGTATGGTAGGAGACCATATTACGGTATCGGGTTTCAGTTTAGTTAAGCCTGGTAGAAGCTTATGAATGAGTGTGGTCATGGCAGCAACTGCATCATACTTGGACATATCATTCAGATTATCCTCAAACGCACCACGTGGGTCATACTTTAGTAACTGCTCTAGCGTGTAGTCATCATCGTCCACATCAGGCAGATAGTCCCAAAGTAACCACTGTGCTGCCTTCAGGGGTAATTTCTCTAGCAGTTCCATTCGCCATTCTCCTCGTTAATCATAGCGTCGTCCGACGCTTTAATACTTCTCAGTAGTCCTAGTATGGTAGTCTCATCATGCTCCATATCCTCAATAATGTGAGAAATATGCTGAGGCTCATTCATATCTTGTTCAGCTTGTGAGCGATACTCATTGTAGTTCGCCTCATCCTTCTTCTCCTCTTCAACAGAGGGTTGTGGTATGTAGTTATCTTTCATCGTTTTGTATACACGCGCTCAAACGGGTTGATGTGTATTTCATCTATAAGGATGAACACAACAGCCTGCTCCACAGCTACAGTGTAATTAATGTCCCTGAATGGGATTTGTTCGCCTGCGTCTAATCGTGCGGATGTCTTAGCGATAAGATTCGCACTCACAGTCTCTTTCTTTCCGGTAGACAAGCGCGTGACCACATAGCCTCCGCGCTTGCCTTCCCTAGACTCAATCAGATACTTAGCACCTGATTGGTTGCAGAATGTAGCATTCATTGTTCTTCCGTTAACTCCCATTTACCAACAGTGCTGCCGTTGCGGTCTTTTATAGACCCGCCTGCATTAAGCGTGTCGCCCTCCTTAAACTGAGCAACTCCCTCAAGTACAGGCACCTTCAGATGTGACAGGATACGGGATAATTCGTAGTCATCATCGAAGGCAGAGTTGTCGCAGGTGATAGTTAGATTAAACTTCATTGCATTTTAGTAATAGTGAATCTGATTGTTACTACTTAAAATTAGTAACATATCAAGCATAACCGACAGATGCCAGGTGATATGCAAGTGATTGAGTGTAATCGAATGGTGTTGAGTCGAGCTTACGCTGATGTGAGCGCACAGTGACATTGTTATTGGCTAGCTTGCGTTGTGATGCTTGCAGTCGATTGAAGCGGAACTTCTGACCACGGTTGAAGAAGGATACGGCATCCTTAATCATCCAACCCTTTGGGCTGTTGATACGGTCTCGGTTCATCATGCTGCGCAACCAATCGCCTGACTTGCTGTTAGCAATCGTTACATTCCCGCTGGGGGCATTGATAATAAACGCAGGGCGTGCAAGACGCTTTCTGCGTTGTGATGTTAGTCTTTGATTTTTCATAGTAAATAGTTTTTTCATCGTTCCATCATCTCATCCCACTTCTCAGATAGGGTGTGTCCATCATCACCTGACTGTACTTCCTCGCAGAATTGCGCCCAATCATCAGTGGAAAACACATCATCCATGACTTGTGCTTGTTCCTCATCTGTGAGAGGTGTGCCGTCAAGATGTGTCAGGTCACTCATATTAATAACAAGTGGCTCCTTCTTTGGTGCACATGCTTCGTCTAGTACTTCAGTTAATGGTATTGTCATTATTGTTTCCTCCTTAGTTGTTTAATTAGCCTCCGCATTCTTTCAGCGGAGATTCGTTTAGGTGTGTTGTAGAACATAAGTCAAGTTGTGGGTAGTGATAGTTATTTTGAAACAATATCAGCGAGTGGTGTGTAGCTGTATAGTCCGGCATCCTGCTTGGCACGGGCGTATGATGCGGCGTGTTCGTCAGGTGTGTACCCACCGAGGATGCACGCAGTGTCAGCAGTTGGTGTGTAATCTCGGTCGACTTTTGGCACACTACATCCAATTGTACCGGGCTTCTCGAACTTGAGTGGTACCGCTGGGGCATATGTAGACCCCATTAACCTATTATACATATACCCCAATACATCCTCAGGAGTACGCAGGTTGTCATGTGGCTTGGTATTGTCGATACCCGATAGATGTACGAAGCGTGGTTCTGTGCCGTACTTTACATGAGAAGGACCGGCATGTGGATGCATACCCACAAGTGGACGGATGTCTGATATTGTCTTCATGATATTGCGTTGTTGATGGCTAGCCACAAGTCGGCACGCCATTCGATTTTGTCTGATGTTAGTATGTAAATATTATCATTCGATGAGTCAGCCTCGAGCAGGTCGAATAAGTTGAAGTCCTGGATGGCAAGCGCATCCTCGGCAATGGTCAGGTCGAACACCAATGGTATGTCAAATGGTGCAAGCTCTAATCCTTTTGGTTTTTTAGGAAACCGACGACGAGTGTTACTCCTGTACGCACGGCTACCCTTGGTAGTCATCGCAATGCGACCACCCATTGGCTTGGCATATACTTTGCCATTTCTCATGATAAATCCTTGGTTAAGGGTTGAAGTTATGTAGTAGACAAATACTGATGCACCCTGCCCGTATTGACAGGGTGCGCATAGGTTTCGGCTATTAAAGCCTCATCAGTACTACTTTGAAGAGAGTTTACTCTTCATGTGTGCAACTATTTCACCCGGTGTTGCTGCCGATGCTTTCTTCATCTTGCGACCAAGTGTGCCGGACAACCTGAATGATGTTGTACCATTCTTGTTGTGCTTCAGCGTATTCTTAGAGAATGTCGCTGTGTTTGACTCACGATGCTCACGAATCAAATCGAATGTTGCATCGATTGCCTCATCGTTGCAGAAGTTGTCGAGATAATCCTGCTTGGCTAACTTCTTAGCCTCGCCGTAAGACATTGCATTTATGCCTAGGAAATCAGTTGTACCATGAAATCCTGTCTCATCATGGGAAATCTGACTTAGAACATATTCATTGTCAGGCAAACGATAGCCACTTGGTACGCTGTATGACTTGTCTTCACGAATAGCATTGAGCTTGTCGAGAATCATTTTAGTAGTCATTACCTCAGTGGTCTCCTCGTCGAGTATGGCTTTAGCATTGGCACCATCTATAGCCTGTTCACTCAGTCTAAGTATTCTCTCAGCCTCAGCACGGTCAGATTCTAGTAATGCATCGAAGTGTGTTAATGTTGTATTATTCACTTTGTATCCTTTGGTTAGTTGATTGTTAATACTACACTTTGTAGTAGACCAAATCCCTTCTCATCAGTGGCTTAGAATGTGGCATGAGTTGCCTCGCTCCCTGAATCTTTTACGCTCCCTGTGTTTATGCGATATTATCGGATTGTCAGTGGAAGTTATACACGACTTGGCTCCACCCTACACTGACCACTCCCGAAGGAGGTTTTGTGCTTTGCCTTGGCAAGTTGCTTTCCGTACTAGGTAAAAGTGAACTTGTTTTATCCTCGACCTTTTAGGTTGCTCTTGACTCAATCTTAGGGATTACTGCCCCTAGGTTAGATTGACCCCGTCTTAGCATGATTGCCCCGTTAAGACAATCCCTCGCACGCTGACCCTTTAAAGACTATTTTTACCAATGTTAACCATTGGATAGCCTACCATACCCGAGCACTCGCCCTCCTCTGACTACTGACCCAACCAAGGGTGTTCGCCTCCGAGCGAGATACCGTTACCTGTCGCAGGCAGAGCGGATAAGTTAGATTATAGACCCATGACTTTTCAGGCGGCTTGGCAGTTTCACTCCTTAGCTTGCAATCGAATGCACGTCTCGAATAGTGACTCATGGCGGGTAAGGTTTCCCTCGCTTGGTGAGCGAGTTTCACCCTTGGGGTAGTCAATCCCCAATCCGTACCCCGTACGGACAATGTGTAATATGTATGAATGTTAAGCATTGTACCCATATAAACCCCACGAAATCAGGGGTTTAGGGGATTTCTGTTACTACCTGTGCAGTTAGTAACACACCCCCCCCTTGGGGGGGACGGCAAATTTGGCTGTGCGTTGATATATACCCTCTTTCTCGGGTTTCCATGGATTTGGAAATTGCCAAAAATAAAAAAATTGGGATTTTGGGCTTTGGTACTACGCCATCGTAGCTCAGTTGGTAGAGCATTCCACTCGTAATGGAAAGGTCACCGGTTCGATTCCGGTCGATGGCTCCATTGAAAAACTAAAGTTGTACTTTAGATTTGCAGGGTATGTTACAAGATATAGGTAGTAACATCATTGACTATTGGTTTTTAAGGACTTAGAATGAAAATAGTGTGGCTGAGCTAGCAGAGAGACCTAGATACGCGCTTCAGGGCAGACCTGAGGTAAGGGAAGCTATGTCTAAGCTTGAGGACAAGTGGGAGCAGGGGGAGCATGTAAAGGGTGATGCCTGGGTGAATGTTGTGAACGGAGGCTTAGAGCATCAATTTATCAACGGGCTATATGTGAGAATGGTACGATTACCCGCGGGAATGTGCTTTACTACTAAGATTCACAAGAAGGAACATCCATTTTTTTTGATGTCGGGCAAATGTCGGGTACTCACAGAAGAGGGAGTTGTGGACATGGTTGGCCCGATGATGGGAGTTACTCCACCTGGCACAAAAAGATTAATGTATATCGAGGAGGAAGTTGTGTGGTACACAGTCCACCGCACAGATATGACAAATCCACAGGATGTGGAGGAAGAAGTCATAGCTAAGGACTTTGAGGAATTTCAATTTTCAGAAGAACAAATATTAAAAATACAGGAGAAATAAAATGGCATTTGTAGCAATACTACCAACAGCAGGAACTTTACTCACATCACTTGGGTCTATGGCATCAGCATTGCCGGTAATCGGTGGCACTCTTGGGTCTATTGGAGGTGGACTAGGTGGTACACTTTCAGCACTTGGTGCGGGCAACCTAACGGGAGCATTAAGTTCTCTTGGAGGCATGGGTTCAGGACTATATACTGGTGCTGATAAACTGCTTGGTGGATTTCTTCCAAATATCGGTGGGGCAGGGATTGTCCCCGCAGAAGGATTTCTTGGTAGTGGTGGTCTTAATCTGCTCACAAATAACCCAACGTTTGGTGGCGGTCCATTTAGTGATGTTGGACTGTCCCTTGAGGAAGCAGCTCTAAAACAGAACGCCATGGCAAACCCTGGGAATTTCTCATTGGATGAAATGGGAGCTATGGGATTAAATCCCGCAGGACTTATGCCGGGTAATGCCGGTGGATTTTTTGGCATGGGTGGTGGCGAAGGTGGTGGACTTATGGGAATGGCAAAAGGATTAAAAAAGAAAGTCGACCCCGTCCTTGGACCAATTGCTGGATTCACAGAGGAACTAAAACCATTAATGAATGTTATAAATTCTGCACAAGCTAACCCACAAGGTACCACTCAGACTCCTGCACAACGCGCTCAGGATGGTACGCCGAATAAATATGAGCCTGTTCAGAAAAGTTCCCCTGTTGTTCAACCCGTAAATATTGCTCCACCACAAAGCCTTCAGAGTGCTTTCGCACAACCCATATCTTATGTACCTATCGGTGTGGAGGAGACGAAAGAGCAAAACGAAAAGCAGGAAGAAGAATTTCGTGAAATGCTGGAAGAAGCTACTGATTTTCTTAAGAATGTTCAGAGCAGTTCAATGTACGCATGATTTCGAAGCGCAGGTTCTTTGACTGGATAAAGATAGCTTTTGTTAAAAGGAGTATACCTGCATGGCCAAAAATAATTCGAGCAAGCTTACGCTTGCTCCTTAATGGACGGGTTACTCGTCCATTATGGAGGTCAAGGATTCGTTCGTGCACCTATTGCCCCGTGTACAACTTTAAGAAGAAAGTGTGCCGACCCGAAGGAACAAATATGGGATGCGGGTGCTATGTACCTTATCTCGCCCTGGTTAAAGAAAATAACTGCTGGGGTAAGGATAAATACGGAAAGAGTTTCGGATGGAAAATATAGAACAGAATAACCGGCTGAAAGACGCAGTTGCTACTCAGAATATTCTAAAAGCAGAATATGAGTATCTTCTTAATCGTGAAAAGAAATTAATTCACGAGAAAGAACTTATACTCACAAAGCTTTTAAAATTGAAAGCTGTACTAGCGTCTACAGACTAGGTTGTGTGAACATAACACACCTTGAAGCTCGTCGCTACTTAGTGACGAGTCTGTCTAACTCTGACAATATTCACTTAGCTGACCTCGACGAATATGATGGTTTCGGCGAGTGCAGCTGTGAATACTGGCACTTTAACCTTGGTCCGAAGCTGAAGGCTGGGGTTCGCCCGTTTCGGTCGTGTCGCCACCTTCGGGCTGCGCGGGATTTTGAGGCGCGTGCCTTGAGGCGTAGTATATCTCAAAAGCAGAAAACAGAAGCGCTCCCATAGCATCGCTTAGTTTCATGCTATGATTTGCAGCTCCATGATTGAGCACAGTTTGCACGAGCTGCTCGGTCAATGGAGCTTCAGGTGTTTCGTTAGTATTTTGATTTTGTTGATTTTCTTCTGTCATAATAAATAGTTGTTTTCTCTAGCCCATCTTGGGTTTTCGTGAATATGCATGTGGCACATCCGGCACACACTTAACCATGTATCTACCTCTAAATAATTTTTCCCTCTTTTATCTTTATGGTGAACATCGGTTGATTTCTTCTTGGTACACACCTCACAAACTGGAAGCTTTTCAAGAAATTCCTTTCTCAGCTTCATGTACTCCTTTGCTTCCTTTGCTCTTTTTTGACTTACCCTTCGCAAGGGGGTCTTCCTTTTCAATGGTTGCCGCCTTTTCATTTAAACTTACCTCCTTGGTAATTAGTTCTTTGCTTATACCTGACTCGGATACATGACCGTCTTCACCACCTACGCCATCTCGGGAGAGGCTCCACACCTCACCGCCTAGGTCTAAAATCATTTTTGCCTCATTATCGAACCTCACATCATCAATAATAAATATTTTCTCAGGCGACTCTTCTATTCTGTGCCTAGCTAAATTTACCCATATATCATCCGATATAATATTTCTTCCCCATTCCGTCCCCAAGGTCTGGAGGCAGTGCCTAGCGGACACACCAAGGTGAGGTATTATCCTTTCCTTGTCGTGCTTAATATAGTCCTCATGAACAATGCATCCGAGCATCTGCTTGAGTGGGGTGGCAAAGCTCATAACCCGCACCATTGAATCTAGTCCTTCTTGGTAATACTCAAATACCATCTGACTAGCTAAAGTCGATTTCCCCACACCCTTGGGACCCGCCAATCCTACAATTCTTTTCATTAGTCTATATCAAATCTTATTATTTCCCATAGCTCTCTTTCTTCCTTAGAACTATCCCATTCTTCCTGAAACGCTTTGCGTCTCCTAATAATCTTGTAATCCTGCTCCAGGCTTAATTCGTAATCGAACAAACGATTCTCTTGCAGGCAGTCTAGTGGAACTAATACCAAGCTTGTTCTGCCACCATCACCTGACATTGTGTGTGTCCATGCCCGACCTTGTGAGAGAAGGTGCTTAATCATATATTTCAATCTATGCACCTCCCATATTCTAATACCTAAAGATTTTGATGTGTCTACTGGACTTACTAAGACATTACACCACCAATGTGCATTGGTTGCCATGAATCCCGTTCTGATTATGTCATCTATCGACATATCATATCTTCCGTACTCAAAGGCTAGGTTTCCTGTCTTTGCCCACATCTTGTCTGCCTTTACCTCAACAGACCCCTCCCCCTCGAGCATTCGGCAAACTGTGGATTCCCACATTTCACCGAAGTCGAGTTCGAGGTCAAAGTTTGACTTGGGAGGAGTTGTTGGCATTACCAGCGTGGGTCGTCGTTAGACTCTTGCGACTCTTCTTTTGAACCACCAACAAAACGGAACTTTTCCATTCTTAATCGGGTGGCGGTAATTTTATCTCCGTTCTTCCCCTCGTATTGCTCATTGGACATGGAGGCGAAGATAAGCAAGGGTTCCCCCTTTTTTACCTTAGATAGTGCTGCTTGGTTCTTTTCGTTCCAAACATCTATGTTATAGAAGGACGCGTGTTCCCCGTTCTTCCGGCGTTCATTTACTGCGACACGGAGTTTCATCACTTTACCTCCTGAGGTATCTGCTACCTCAGGGTCAGCGACTACTCGTCCGAGCATGGTTACTTCGGCTGTTCCTAGCATATCGTTATATCCTGTTTTCGGTTGACTGAATGAAGTCGGATTGCACCGCAATGGGTGGCTCATCACTCAGATGTGAATCGACCTGCTCAACAAAGCGTTGAGTCTGACGGTCAAATTTTATTTTATTCCTAGAGTGTCCTGAGCGACCAAATCTGTTCTTCGCTACAATTACTGAACACTTCTCAGGGTCTTCACTTAAAAGTTCTCTATGGAGAAGAATTACCATATCCGCATCCTGCTCAATCGCACCTGATTCACGGAGATTGTGCATTCCTGGTTCTGTCTTGGATTTCTCCGACTCACGATTTAACTGACAGACAAGAAACACAACGCACTCCAGTTCCTTTGCGATAATCTTGCATGTCCTAGAAATATGAGCCACCTGTTGCTCCCTAGGCATATTTCTGTCATCAGGGGTCAATAGACCGCAGTAATCTACAACTACAGAATCAAGACTCCCTCTTCTCTTGAGTAGCTTACATGCTGAACGGATTCTAGCGATACTCTGAGACGAATCATCATCCACATGGATTGGCAGGCTAGCTATGTTCTGTAAACCACTCTTAAGTAGATTCCTGTCCTTTTCTGTATCAAATCCTGATGCGAACTTGGATAAGTCCACGCCTGAGTCAATAGCCGCAATTTTTTTCCATAGTTGGTCAGCAGACATTTCCAATGAAAAGATTGCGGTAGATTTTCCTTTCCGTCCTGCATGATATGCGAAGTTCATTGCTAGGGTGGTTTTACCTACGGAAGGACGGGCTGCTACAATGACTAATTGTCCGGCACGGAATCCACCATCTAGCACTCCATTCAACCAAGGGAGGTGAGTAACAATTGATGCCCCCCCTTGCTTTCTTTCTTCCTCTATCCTAAGAGCAGTGTATTCAGTGAGTTCACGCGCCGAACGCATAGTCCGCTCCTTCAAGTCCATTAGGCGATTTATTCTATCGTCTATAAATATGCAGATGTCCCTCGGGTCGGTTGCTCCATTTGCATCATTTAATTCGTCTTGAATGCTTCTAGTCAGTTTGTTTAGTTCCCGAAATTTTTTGGCTTTTACTAATCGGTCTACAAATTCTTTTCCCATCCGTCCTGTTTCGCACGCAGAGAGTACCGAGTCATCCCAATGGGGGTTGTCAATTAACCAAGCTTCCTTACCGCCAACAATTCTCTTAAATGCCCCAAACATTCCGAAGTCGTCGTCAGTATCCGCATCTTTACATGCGATGTACCATTCCTTGTATGATTTATTGGTAAAATGGTCTTCATTAATTCCATTCTCCAATGCGTAATTCCAAATCTCTAAGCTTGATGAATCTATGTCTTCAGGCCATCGAATCGTAGAAAGGAATCCTCTTTCTGCGTCTAAGTCAGTTTCCACTTTTGCTCCAAATATATCTAGTGCTCGATTGTTATCTATCCGTATCATATATAGGGCCTCCAGTCCCTTGGTAGTCTTCGTTTAGCCACCCGTGATTTGAAATCCATGAGTTTGGGTGGCAGAACTCACGACCTGCAGAACCTTCTTTTCTGCAGTATTCATTATAAATATTCGCTAACTCCTCCGCATTTACTCCGAATGCTTTTATGTCTTCCCAATTTTCCTTGATTGCTCGTGCAATTCTAGGAGGAAATTTCTTGCTATCGACTGCCCCAATAAAGGCTTTTGTAAAACCTGTTCGCTCGTCATCTGACTCTAATCTGTTCTCAGTCATCTCAATCGGTTCTTGTGCAACTTCCGGTACAGGTGGAGCGATAATAATTTGACTAAAATAGGGTGCCATCATTGACGCAATTCCCGCTCTTACGACTTCGGCAGGCTTTTGCCCTGTAAACCTACAATAGGTGTCTAGGTTGCGCTTAGCCTCAGCGGTTAACCTAATTGATAATCTAGCGTCCTTCTCGACCATTATTTATGCAATTTTCAAATGGACATGGTCCATGCTGTTCCATCGGGCAATGCCCACACTCACGCAAGCTACTGCATCCTCCTGCAAGCCACGCCCAAACCATTACTAAAATTAAGCAGAGGAGAATAAATCCCATGTCTTTGTATATATCCCAATTCATATTACCGTTATCTCCATCCACGTTTCTTCGTCTTTGTACGAACCGACTTTTTCTTCCGCGACTTCCAACTTGAGGTTTTTGGGGTCGTCTTCTGGAATAATTTCCGCAAGCCTGAGCGAATCGAGGAAATACTTGACGCCCCCAACGAGGTTGTCGGGGTCGCAGAGTCTGACCCTTCGGCTAATAATGCGGACTCTATGGCGAGCAAAACCGCTCGGTTTGTGTCCGATTTCTCCGCCAGCCTCTCCCAACGATTTAACCTCAGCAGAGTATTTAGTGAAGGGGTTCTCTTCTTCACTCTTAGCGTTAGTTTTTCCCCTCTTTGCATTACTCACTTGATTTTCGAGATTGAAGAAGACTTAGGCTTTGACTTAGCAATGTCTGACAATCTCATCTTTAAATCTTTCCTTGCATCGGCAATTGACTGCTCGGTCTTTTCTGCCCAAACCGGAACAAGAGCTTCTATCGAAAACCTCATGGACTCTAGCAGGTCTTCCCACTTAACTATGTTTGTGTCCATGAGTTGCTTAGCAACATCTCCCGCCTCATAGATAGTCATGCTTCCGCTGTTTCTAAGCTTAAAGCCAGGAATATCCAATCCCTCTCCTAGTTTTGCTTTAACAGCCGACTTTACCGCTTTTGCGAATGATTCCATAAGTGGAACCAACTCCATTGCGTCTGAGAGTTCCTCGGGTTTATCCAGCCAATTTTCCATAATGTAAAAGTTTGTCAGTTATAAGTTTTCGTAGGGCAGGGCAGAAAGGTTGTCCTGCACACCACTTGCATTGTTTGACCCCTGCATTTGGTTTGGGGTTTGGTTTGAGTGCTTCTTGCGAAGCAGTTGTAAATTCTTCACCTTTTGTAAGAAGTAGTTCCCTTGAGTACGCTACCGTGGTGTAAGTGGGGTCATTGAATGGTTCAATTAGTGCTAGAAACACTTCTTCAATTTTAGGGTAATTTTTTACCACCAAAGCACCCTGTGCCTGAAGTTGAACATTCCTATCTGCGGGCTCATGGAATCCACGGAGCATTTTGTAGTCGGCAATAAATGCGCGATTTCCATCTAACTCCATGTAGTCCAATTGCCCGCTCCATTCATCATTCCACCACAACCGCGCCTCTCTTTCGATTTTACCATCAATCCCGAGTGTTTCCCGACACCACTCTAAAGCCTTGCGAGATTGTATTGCACACCTCCTTCTGTCCTCGTCTGCGATTTCTTCTATAGGAGTTTGCTCTTCCTCATTAAGGTGTCTTGCAGTTCCTTCATCGGCAGCCGACCTGTCCCCATACCACTCAAACTTTTGATTAGCCTGAAGATATGCAGGACAGAGCATGACTGCTTCCACTTTGGATGCCGACATTTTCCCGTCCCGTTCATCCCCATCTAGCGGAATATCCATAGTCTGCCTTATTTTGCCCTCGGTAGTAGACATCACCCTGCTTTGTTGAAGCTTTGTTTTCCGTTGGAGTTAAGCTCTTTGGCGGCAGCATCTAGTGCCATTTTGAAATCAACTGATTTTGCCTCCATATTCTTTACCATCCACCCAAGGTAATCAGGGTCATTTTTGAAAATCTCCCCCATAAGTTTACCTTTGTGTTTGCCTACCTTGCACACTACTTCTTTCCATTTGAACTCCTTGAGCTGAATTCCGTCCTCCCCAATGTTCGTATCGACTGCAGTTTTGCTTCTGCTAGTGCTTTCTGATACTTCGTCTCGCTCGTTGGTTTGCTGGCGGTCGATTGCCTGTGACACTTCTTCGCTTGTCGCAATTGACGTATCAACTCCAATGCCGAGGAATCCGAGACATCTGCCGACAGCCGACGTTTCACAGTTCTCAACATAGGAAGTTGAATTAACCCCGCTAGTGCTTTGAATTTCTTCGGCATGCCCTGTTGCACGAACAAGACCGTCGCCATCGAGAATTTTAGCCACCATGACGACACGCTTGTCAGATATGTCGACAATAGACGTTTCAATCGACATATCTGAGAAATCAGGATGAGTCCGAAACGCCCGAACCCGTTCGTTGACTTGTACATAATCTTTTCCCTTTATTTTAGTTGTTTTTAGTTCCATTATAATTTGCCCTCCAGTGGCGCATACACAGGCACTCCCGTGTGTTGTTTATCATCTATAAGAGACATCACCTCTTCTTTTAAAAATCTAGGTCTTGAAATTCCCGGTAAATATTTTGGAGATATTAAATCGTTTTCGATTAGGTAATTTACGTACCTGTACCCACTCGCCCTGCTGTAACCAAGAAGTTTAAGAACTTCACTTTTGGTCAGCAATATAGCTGATTGTTGTTCTGTCTTTGCCATTACAATCATGTTTTACTGAATTGTAATTTAATTAAAAGCAAAGTTTATTAACATATGCAGAGTTCATGCAAAACGGAGAAAAACGCCTACAAAAAAACATTGACATTAATTTATTATTTTTTCATATTTAAAAAAGCATGACAAAAAAAGAATACGTCGGAATATCCGCACGAATCCCTAAAGATGTGTTTGATAAGATGTGTAAATTGCGAGATGTCCTGGAGTTAACGACAAATCAAATGTGCACGCATGCAATTGAAGATTGGATGGAAATTGCATTGCAGCAAACACCCTCACTAACAAAAAGACTCAGGATAGCCCGCTTCGCATTGAGTGATGCTTCCGAAGAAGAAAGGATAGAATGATGCAAATACCCAGTAACCTAAAAATTTTCTGTACTGATGCAGAGGAGCATGAAACTGAGTTTATTGGTGAAATTAAGGAGATTCACCTGAATGGAACAAAAATAAATGATGTTCATGACTTAACTGAAAAAGTTAGTGCCATGACTAGGACCATAAAATTCCTAGCTTGGACTGCAACCGGATTAGCAGTTATTGCGGTGGTGACGGTAATTTGGCTGGCATCTTGGCTACTCAGTCACGATTCAAGCATGGACCAGTTGCTTCTTACGGGCAATAAGCGGTACGACCAACAAGTATGGGATGCAAGTATGTGGAACTCGCATTGCCGTGAGCGAGCTTGGATTCATCTTCAGAAGTTCCAAGGTCTGCATTGGGACGAAGGAATACAGGATTGGGTAAACCATCCCTTTATAAAGGGAGAATGATTGTCAGCGATTTGTCAGCAAACTGCTGTATACCTGATATATAAAGGGTTTAATACCTCATTCGTAAAGAGGTAACCCAAAACTGAGGATGCCCCTCTAAATCAACAGAAACCCCTTGAAATATAGGGGTTTTTGCTTGATTACCATTTCCTTGTTTGTTTACATTTGTATGCGTTTATACTGATAAATGACGCTTCATTTGTCAGCAGATTTGTCAGCAAATGAGAATATACAGAGATAAAAATATGGTTTCCAAGGGTCGACCTAAATGTTGGTGCGTGGAAATAAATTATAAGGGAAAACGGAAGCGGAAATACTTTGAGAGCTATTCGGCGTCAAGAGGTTTTGATGTTAACGAATGGATACTTTCGTTTAAGGAAAAAGCTGATGGGCATGATACTCTAGTAAAGTATGGCATAGAACTTTACCTAAAGGATTACGAAGACCGCTATCCGGACGCACAGATACGAACAATTAGCCACCGACTATCTTGGTTGTTAAAGTGGGGTCTTGGGGATGTAAAAATAGATGATATAGATGAGTCATTTCTTGCAAGAAAGGTTTCTCAGCAATCATCTTGGACCACGCAAAGCAGTAAATTCACATACAAAAATGCTTTTGTGATATTCTTAAATTGGTGTGGCGCTGTGGGCTACTGTGAAAAGAGAGAGTGGAAAATTAAAACAATTCGCGTTAAACCAAAAGATAGAGAGATTGGAATCCTGACAGTAGACCAAGCAAAGCTTTTGCTGAAAAATATTTTACCGCAACACCAGGCGGCACTAGCAATTACTTTGTTCGCAGGGTTGCGACCTCAAGGAGAAATGGAAAAGTTAAAATATGAGCATATTAAGCACGGCGAATGGATTGATGTCCCTAGCTCCAAGACCCCACAGAGGCTCATAACGGGTCTTCCGGAAAATATATGGACATGGATTCCAAGGAACAAAAAGGGGCATGTTATGCCCTCGTGGAAAGGACTCAGCCAAAACAGGAAGCGCATTTCCCATAAGCTTGGTTTTAATTATGGTCAGGATTCAGCAAGGCACAGCTTTGGTTCTTATGGATATTGGGAGTTTGGGTTGGAATGGACAATGCATTCCATGGGGCACATGGATTATTCGACTTTCAAGAAATATTACAAGAACCCAAGAATTTCTAAAGAGGACGCAAAAAAATATTTTTCACTCGTGAATGTTAGACATTAATGTCTGACATGCACAAATATATTAGTATTTCTTTAGAAATACGTATGACACGCGCGCGTACGCGAGGCATTTGTCTGACACGTGTCATACATTTTGATTATTCCACCTTATTCCACCTTACTCCACCTTACGTGGAAATTCTTAATAACTCTTAGTTGATTTTAAGTATTTTGGTTTTTAATTTTAAAAAATGGCAACAAGAGATGAAATAGAAGCACATGACTTATATGAGCGATTGAGGCCCGTACTGGAGGAGTACTTCGACAACTGGTTAATCTGCGGACACAGAGCAGGAGATAAAAAACGAGTCGCACTTGGGCACGCAAAGCCGAAGTGGGATGATATGCAGAAAGTCCGAGATGAAATTACACGATGGCAAAAGAAACCCTTGGAAGATTCTAAGGAAATTCCCACCCGTACTGGTTAGGCTTCTAGCTAAGAAACCAGTAGCTACAAAGCACGTTCGCGCGGTAAGCGATGAAGAGATAGCAGTCCGTGGCGGATTGCCACTAGCTAATGTTAAGCACATTAGTAAGCAAATTAGTTGGGACAAAGTTCCGGTTGGGGATGCAGAAAAGTTTTGCATTGGATGCGGTTTTGACCCGTTCAATTGTTACGATAGAAATCGAGCAATGGCATATAATAGAACCTCCCCTAGCTATACTTACCTCAAGGTAAGTCCATACTGGGATAATACATTTAAACCCCTAATTGCTATTCTCAGTGCCGCGAACACACAAAATTAAATTCGACTCGTTAGCTCAGGCTTTAAAAGAGTTTAAGGGAGATTACGAAAAAACCGCAAAGCACTTTGGATGCACGGCAAAGAATATCCGAGAGAGAGTATATAAGGAACCGCAACTGCGTGCTTTGTATGTAAAGAATGGGGTTACTGACCCATTGCCGGACGAGAAGGAGCTTATGGTTCGCAAGCCGATTGAGCCAATAGTTCCTCAAGACAAGGATATGCTTGATGCAATAAATGAAAACTCTAGGGCTGTATTTAATAAAGACTTGGAGTCATTGTTATCTAATCCTGATAATGTAAAGAAGCTAGAAATATTTAAGGAGTTTGATGACTCAGTAGGTTTGCTCATGGCAGAAGCATTGCGGGTTACACAAAAAGTAAATATTCGGCAGAACATGAGTTTATTCGAAGTCACCGAGGCATTAAAGGAAGACCTCGAGATGGGTGGTATGGACACTGAGGAGAGAATGCTAAAAACAAGACTTATGCTGTCTGCATGTGAACAGCAGGGCAAATTCTTTGATAGAATGCTCAAGGGATTAGAGACAATGCTTAAGCTGACCGAGAAGTCTGAGAAGAAGGCAAAGAAGAAGAAACCTGGTTTTATGCCCCTTAAGGAATTAAAGAAACTTGAAGAAGCTGAATCATAAAGCTCTGCTTGAGCAATTCGAGGATGCGGTAGAAGACGCACCGAAAGAAGCTGAGCCATGGATACCTAGTCTTTCTCCAACACAAAGAAAGATATTTGATGACGGTTCCAAATATATCCTTGCATATGGGGAGCGTGGTTCCGGAAAAACTTACTCATTAGGAGGACACAAATTAGTCCGACATTGTTATGAGAACTTTAACGCTTTAGCGCTAATCATTGTTGGTGTTCGCTCACAGGCGACTATGGGTGGTGTTTGGCATAAACTACAAGTGGAGATACTCCCTGAGTGGGCCGAGGGCATTGACCTAGAGCATACTGAAGAAAGGCAGGACACCCAAAAGAATTTATACATTGATATTAAAAACCGCTTTGGTGGTTATTCTCGGGTGGTTCTTATATCGGTACCTTATGGTTCTATAATAAGAGATAGAATTAAAGGTTTTGAGCCTAGCCTTATATTTGTTGATGAGCTTACCAACTTAGATACAGATGACTACTTTAATGCGGTTGTTCAGCAGTTAGGTAGACGACAAGGAATCCATGGTCCCCAACAATACCTTGCCGCATGTAACCCCGACGGTCCTAGCCATTGGGTATACAAAAGATTCTTCGAAGACCCTTACGATGAGGAAAATAACTGGAATGAAGATTATGCAGTTTACCATGTTAAAATTGAGGAGAATTTAGCAAACCTTCCGGAGGGTTATTACGACCGAATACAGGAAGCAGTAAAGACAGACCCCGTCGAAGAAGCTCGAATGGTTAGGGGCGAGTGGATAGACCGAGATAGTGCTAGCGCAATATTTGCACCTTATTTTTCGGATGTTCTACATTTAAAAGGAGATTCCGATAATGGAATAATCCCATCCACAAAATATCCGATTATTTGCGGATGGGACCCTGGCTCGGTCAATACTGCTGTTGTGTTTATGCAAAACTTACCGAATGCCCCGGGTTCTCCGTGGATTGTGTTCGATGAGTTTGTGACTACCGAAAAAGCTAAGCAGAAACTACCCTACACAACAATCATTCCTCTAATAATGAGAAAAATGAGTTATTGGAATCGAAAGCTCGACCATGACTTTAAGTTTATACATATTTCCGATAATTCGGCATTTAATCAATATAGAGCAAAGCAGGGCTCATACGATGTTCAGGACATTCAAGATATATCCCAAAAGAAATCAGAGACCTTCGGGCTAGAACCAATAAGAATGAAACCCTGCCCGAAATTTAACGGGAGCGTAGAGACTAGGGTAAGAATAACAATCGCCAAACTCCAATCAGATGAATTGTTTGTTTCAGCCAAATGCAGAGAAGTTAAGAAAATGTTCAAGGGGTTAGAGTCTCAAAAGCAAGGCAAAACATATGACCCCAATCTTGCATTCAAACCAAAAAGAAGCGTTCACCTGCACGCATTTGACGCAATGAGCTATGTATTGCTTTATTACGACAGTGTGCCAGTTCAAAATGTTAGTAACTCATACATTATAAATATTGGCACTTGATTTTAGGATTGTTACTAATTAAAATCAGTATCATGGAAAGCATACTTAATATTGACTTAAAAAATAACCCTGAACTACTTGAGGACTTCGAGGACATATCAGCAGGAGATATAATCGAAGTAAAAGCTTCCTACAAAGTTTCGGAGCTCAGTGAAAATAGATTATCCGCTCCACTTGATGAGGTGTATAGCATCTCACTAAAGGAGGAAGCTGATGACGACGATGACTACGAAGACGAAGACGAAGACGAAGACGAAGAGGATTCAGCACAAGAAGAGGATTAAGTCTCCTTATCAACCAACTAACACGCCAGCTTCTTTAATAATTGATGCACACTACGCAAAGCTTGGCATCAAGGAAAGATGGACAGAAGAAAGAGTAGAAAAGCTGTGCGCTTTCTTAAGAATTACTCTTGGGGAACTGGGGAGTCTAATTGGAGTTCCCCATGGTTGGTGGAAGGAACAGGTCCGTTCTACAAAAAAACTTTCGGGGCCAATATGTATTCTCCTTACAATTATAGAGCGTCATTATATGGCAGGATATACAGATGATGTAATAACCAACCTATTTAATTTCAATGGTAAGCAAGAAGATACTTGAGCAAAACGGATGCACCCAGGCAAGACTCCGGGAAATATTCACAGCTAAAAAAGGCAAAGACGCAGAGATACGAGAGAAGTTTCAGGATAAAATACAATCTCGCATATTAGAGGGAATACAGTTCGGTGCTAGAAACGCTAAACTATATATGTCTGTCGATGTCGCATGGGATGACTTGCCTATAAATAAAGCAAACATCCCCCTCTTGCAGTATGCTCAGGGCAAAATAACCATAGAGCAATGCGAGCAAAACCTGCAGGGATTAGGAAAGGCTGACGAGTTCTGCGAATATGACGAGGAGGGTAATTTAGCTAAGATAGATGCTTTGGCTCTATACCAGGTATCAGTAAACCTAATCCGCTCTTATGTGACTAGGCGGGTGGCAGCTCAGGTGAACCGGTTCTCGAACCTGTTTCCATATTTTAAATACGAGCCGAGAAGCACAAATGTTGAGGATAAGCTAAGGGCTGATGTTTTGTCTCAAAGAATAGAGATGATGACCGACCAATTTGGGTACCGTCACCAATGGGAGCAGATCCACCG